TGACCACTTGTAGGAGCAGTTGCAGAGCTTACGTCGACTAATGTTGTCGTTGAATGAAGAGACTTGGCAGCGACGTCATTAGTCGTAGACGTAAGAGTCTTGTTTGTTAACGTTTGTGTATCAGTCGTTCCCACTACAGCGCCAGTAGGAGCACCACTTAACGAACCAATAAGAATGTTTGCTGGAGCCACATCAACATCAATCTCATTGTTTCCACTGTCATTAGTGATGGTAATTTTGTTCGATCCAGCATTGATGTTACGAAACTCCAAATTCACACCAGTTTTTTGCTTAAACACTCCGACTCCACCAACACCAACATTTGAAGCTGTATTTGCTTCTGCTGTTGGAGTTTGCCACGTTGCAGCTGTACCGGAAGTTGCCGTTAACACCTGACCACTTGTAGGAGCAGTTGCAGAGCTTACGTCGACTAATGTTGTCGTTGAATGAAGAGACTTGGCAGCGACGTCATTAGTCGTAGACGTAAGAGTCTTGTTTGTTAACGTTTGTGTATCAGTCGTTCCAACTACGGCGCCAGTCGGAGCACCATTCAACGAACCAATAAGGATGTTTGCTGGAGCCACATCAACATCAATCTCATTGTTTGGTGTGTCATTAGTGATGGTAATTTTGTTTGATCCAGCATTCACGTTGCGAAATTCCAAATTCACACCAGTTTTTTGCTTAAACACTCCAACTCCACCAACACCAACATTTGAAGCTGTATTTGTTTCTCCCACAGCCGCTGGTGTTTGCCATGTCGCAGATGTACCAGAAGTTGCCGTTAACACTTGACCACTTGTAGGAGCAGTTGCAGAGCTTACGTCGACTAATGTTGTCGTTGAATGAAGAGACTTGGCAGCGACGTCATTAGTCGTAGACGTAAGAGTCTTGTTTGTTAACGTTTGTGTATCAGTCGTTCCAACTACGGCGCCAGTCGGAGCACCATTCAACGAACCAATAAGGATGTTTGCTGGAGCCACATCAACATCAATCTCATTGTTTGGTGTGTCATTAGTGATGGTAATTTTGTTTGATCCAGCATTCACGTTGCGAAATTCCAAATTCACACCAGTTTTCTGCTTAAATACACCGACTCCACCAACACCAACGTTTGATGCCGTATTCGCTTCTGCTGTTGGAGTTTGCCATGTCGCAGCTGTACCAGAGGTTGCCGTTAATACCTGACCACTTGTCGGAGCAGTTGCAGAGCTCACATTAACGGTGGTAGAAGCTGAGAAAAGCGCACTTGAAGTTACATTGTTACTAGTGTCGGTAATTGTTTTGTTGGTTAACGTTTGTGTATCAGTCGTTCCCACCACAGCGCCAGTAGGAGCACCACTTAACGAACCAATAAGAATGTTTGCTGGAGCCACATCAACATCAATCTCATTGTTTGGTGAGTCATTAGTGATGGTGATCTTGTTCGATCCAGCATTGATGTTACGAAACTCCAAATTCACACCGGTTTTCTGCTTAAATACACCAACTCCACCGACACCAACGTTTGATGCCGTATTCGCTTCTGCAGTTGGAGTTTGCCATGTTGCAGCCGTTCCGGAAGTTGCCGTCAACACCTGTCCACTTGTCGGAGCAGTTGCAGAGCTTACATCGACTAATGTTGTAGCGGAGTGTAGGAATTTGGCAGCAACGTTATTAGTTGTTGACGTAAGAGTTTTGTTTGTTAACGTTTGTGTATCAGTCGTTCCAACTACAGCGCCGGTCGGAGCACCACTTAACGAACCAATGAGGATATTTGCAGGCGCCACATCAACGTCAATCTCGTTGTTTCCGCTGTCGTTTGTAATGGTGATTTTGTTTGAGCCTGCATTAACGTTGCGAAATTCCAAATTCACACCAGTTTTCTGCTTAAACACACCAACGCCACCAACACCAACATTTGACGCTGTATTTGCTTCACCAGCTTCTGTAAAACTAAAACTTGCGACGCCATCGTTTAGCGACAAACTTCCAACAGAAAAATCGAGTGTATGTGCACGTCCAATAAGCCCTCCGTTGGATTGAACAGTAAGAGATTGCACTCCGCCACCTTCAATGCTTGCTGCACCAGAAAACTTTGGCAATTCATCTAAGGTAGACAATGTTGACCAGTCTGTAACACCATTTGATTGTATTTCTTCAAATGCAGTTATGATTAGTGACGTTGATGCATCTATAAGATCAGACCCGGACCGCTGTATTGTCAATGTGTTTGCTGCTCTATTTGTCTTAATGAAAACAAAAACGGCATTTTGAAACAATGATGCGAGTGGTAAATTTACAATAATATTACCTGATGTTGTATCACACGCGTAGACAAAATGCCCATCGGTAACTGTAAACGGACTATCAGCGGATGTAATTGTAAAAACATCATAAATATCCGAAGACCCCTCTACAGTTGTTATGGTATGGCCACCATTCACCGGGCATGTTACTGGGAAAGAGTCGTCGTAGGTGTACTCGTATTGAGCATCAGTCACACAATACACACGATACTTGGCGTAACTAGTCATTTTGTATTAAATGGTATGATAGTTTAAATTTATAACAATCAAACGCGTTTTACTAATTTTTAAATGTGATACGACTTGCATCAGCTTTTGTTGCAGTGTTTCCAGTACCTGCAAAACGATTTGTGCGCACTCTGAACTTATAACCAGAAACTACGTCGTAAATAAGATGAGTCGACGCCGTTTGTTCTCCTTCGGCGGAGTTTTTATTATGAGAAAACATATCAGACCCAGAAATAGGGTTGAAGCCACTGCCGGTGTCAATTTCTAACCATGACCGTGTGATGGCAGTTTGATTGAACGCACTAATATCGGTTGTTACGGTATAGAAAATGAAAAAAGTATCTGTAACATTAACCGTGACCTCGCCAGCACTTAATGTAAAGGCACCAGTGTTTTTTCTTATCGTATCGTACAAGATCGTTACTGTCGAAATACAAGGTTGTGTTGTAGTGGCGTAAGCGTCAAAACAATGCGAAATCATAGCAACCTGAGCGACACCACCACCTAAATCGGTCACATTAACAGAAGCGCCCACGAAGTCAAGGGCTGTAAATGATCCTAAAGTTGATCCTTCATCTTTAACATCAATTGTTGATTGTGAAACTGTTACATTAACTTGCCCACCACCCGCATCTGTTGCAATAATGTTGTTTCCGACAAAATTCATAGTGTTAAAACTACCCAGTGACGACCCTTCATCTTTAATTGCCAATGTTGATCCGACTCCACCAGTATTAACAAATGTAAGAGAACTAGCACTTGATATTGTACTAGTATTACCACTGCCAGCAAATCGAACAGTGCGTACGCGGAACACATCGCCCGAAGATGTATTATGTACTAATTGTGTTGAAGCCGTTTGTTCACCTACTACGGACGAAGCATTGTGACTATAAATGCTAGATCCTGGTACCATAACGTTATTAACTTCGAGCCATGAGTGTACAATCGCAGGTTGATTGAAGGACGCTATATCTGTAGTGACCGAAAAAAGAATTAAATAATAATCAGGTGCATTCACGGTGACTTGACCACTTGACAACACAAATTCGCCAGTATTGCGTCGAACAGTGTTATATAAAACAGTGATTGGTGTATTGGAAAATAGTTGCGCCGTTGAAGCGTAAACATCAAACTGTCTAGGCGGAGTTGTTTGTGCAGTAACATTAATTTCAGCGACTCCACCGCCAGCATCTGTTGCCGTCACGTTTGCACCAACAAAGTTCAAGGTAGTGAACGAACCAATATTTGAACTTTCGTCTTGAATTGTCAGCGCGGTCGTTGATGGCCCACTTGTCACAAACGTGATGGAGCTTGCCGCTGCAACAGTACGCACTGAACCGGAGCCAGCAAAGCGTTGAGTACGAACGCGATAAATATATCCGATTTGCGCGGCGTGAATGACATGTGTAGAGGCAGTTTGTTCTCCGACAGTTACATTTTGATTGTGATTAAACACATAAGAACCGGCAATTGCATTAAATCCAGAGCCAGTGTCAACTTCCAACCAAGATCGTGAAATTGCTGGTTGATTAAAAACATCAATGTCGGTAGTCACTGAAAATAAAATTACATAAGTATCCTCTGAATTAATTGTCACTTCACCAGCGGTCAATGTGAAACTTCCGCCAGTAGTCATTCGCACAACATCAAACAAAATTGTAGTAGCAGTATTTTGTACAAGTTGTGAAGTATTGGCAAATGCGTCAAATTGTTTCCGTTCTGTTGGAGACGTTATAGCAGTAGAATTGATTCGAGCAATTCCGTTTCCATAATCTGTTACCGTTAAACCACTACCAATAAAATCCAGAGTGTGAAAATTATTTGCGTTCAGTGACAAGGCGTTATTGCGTATATCTATTGGATTGTGCCACGTCGCTGCATTTGTGGACGACGCCCTTATTACTTGTCCACTAGATGGGGTGTCTAAAGTAACGTTTACATTATTTGTTTGCGCACCAATAATTGTTGTTTTTGTTCCAGCCGTTGCCGATGCATCTACTTTCATATGGAGTGCAGCATTGGTAACCTCATCTAAAATTCTTATTTCATCAGAAAGAGTATAAACATCAGTCATGTTATTATTTTTACGTGAAAACAATGTGATGCAATAAAACGCACAAGATCAATCTTCATTTTTGACACGTAAAAATGTCTTTAAACCTTCATACCCTATTAGGCGCATTGTTTCTCGATCGCGGTCACTCACATTGAAATCAAGAGAATTAATTGCGTGTGGAATGACCATAAAGTACGTTCTAGCGGCATCACGGGGTTGGGCATATCGTTGTTGTCCTGATTCGATGATAAGTGAAAACATATGTGAAAGATAGTCGACAAACGTTTGCGGTGGAGGAACTGTGTAATGAATTTGATCGGCAAAATATACAGACGTGTCTTGAATTGACCGTATACCAAGAGTTCGTGAATTATATGCACCATCACCACCATGATCAGTGGCGTCAAATGTGTATAGCGGCATATTATCATTAAATCCTGCATCAATGTAAAGTCCGTCGCCAAGTGATGGAATTTTTTGCGGACGAAACATGATTGCCACTGACATTGCAGCAATAATTGCGTCAACCATATCGACCGCTGGAGTAGTGCAAGAACTCAATACAAGTGGTTTCATCGTGGTAATATCGAGAACAGTTATGTGTAAGTCTGTGCCAAAACGCCTAGTTATTTCTCCAAACGTCAGTGTAGGTACTCCAATATGACGCTCGAAGAATGAATGAAGCCAAGGACGAAAGCGTGCACTAAGATCATAGGCACCCCAATGACAAAGAACATTATAGATGGCTGTTAAACCTCGTCTATTACCCATAAACGTTTCTGTTCGTAATGTTACAGAGTCACTTAGCAACAATTGTGGTGAAATGTGACATGAAGCACATGCGGCTACAAACGTTCCAACTGACGAACCACCCCAACGTTTAATAGTCTTATACACACCAACGTCGTCCAAATGTTGTAAACATGCAAAGTATGCCAGCCCATGTACACCACCTCCTTCAAAAATAATATTATCATAAGGGAATTGTACTGAACGTTTTTTCACGTGTTTTTTTCTCATTTTTAATGTGTCAAAATAAAAAAAATGTGCGTCTCAATTCAAAAATGACGCATGGCGCTGCAACTTGCGTATGCAAAGGTAACATTGATACATCACTATCTGGTGGTAATTCCTTTACAACACTTTTACATACGTGGGTGGTGGAGAAATTTACCAATACCTGATATATGTGCTCAATTGACGCAATATCGTTCAGAGTTTTGGTCAGCACATTCGGAGGCGTGTGCAGATGTTATCGCGAATCACTTTGATGCAATATTGGTGTACGCGCATTTTTTTTTATATGTTTGTGTCGTGGTAAGTTTTGTCTTTGAAATTTTGCGCGCTATACGACGATGTTTGTATTTATAAAATTATTTCAACCAACTAACAAAATGGAACGATACTTGGTGAAGATGAAACTTCCAAATGCCTATGACAAAATTGAAACACCGCGTCAATCAATTCTCGATAGTTTACAAGCGAAACGAAAGCACGAAAACGCTTTTTCTTCTCCAGTTCCTCAATTGAGACAGAATGTTTCACAGAATGTTTCACAGAATGTTCCACAGAATGTTCCACAGAATGTTCCACAGAATGTTTCACAACCTAGACCGCCATCTCCACCTGCATATAGTGACCCATCGTGGAATAGAAAAGTTGATGATTTTGTTGAGGATATTCGAAAGAAAGCAACGGTTATCGAAAAAGACGCATCTGAAAACGTCGACAAGATGATTACCTCCGTGCCACAACCTTTGGAACGTAACGACGATGGAAGTGCTGCATGTATACATATTACGAAAGAGTATAGAGACAAGGTTATGTACGTGGAAGATTGTGAAAGTGGTGTGATACCGATGAAAACAAATGAATTGTGCAAGTGGGATATGCAACCATTTAAAGGTGTTCCATTTGGTATTCCGGTATATTATGACACACGTACAGACAAAATTCACATTATTGGATTTACATGCTCTGTTAGTTGTGCACTTGCGTATTTAGATTGTAATGATCCGAACAATGTCAAATCAAGAGAACTACGGAGGCTTACTGTCCAATTGGCTAGAGATTATTATGGCGCAGACTATTCACCTCTGTTGATCATGCCAGCGCCTCCGCGAGAAAAACTAAGCATGTTATATGCGAAACATATCAAAACTACTGATAATGCACATGATGCAATGACACTGGCACTGAACGAATTTAGAAATGGTTCAGAAGAAATATTGTATCATCCACATCCAGCACCACCATTTGTTCGCGTAACTCAGAGAATTGATGAGGAAATTACACGAAAAGAAAACGATGTGAAACATAAGCAGAGATTAGACATGATGAGTCAGAATCCACAGCCAATTGCATGTACTACAAGATTTATGACTGAGCAGAGAAAATATGTTCTTTCCAAACACGCTGGTCAAACGAACAAACGCGGAACAATTGACACCTTATTGAATATTCGCTATAAACCGCTTGTTCAAGACGATGACGACGATGACGACGATGATGCCCATTCAGAATGATGTGTTTTATAAATTGTACCAACCATTTATGTCAACCGAGGCGCCTACTTTTGACATTGTATCTATGCATGCAGAGCGCGTGGCAGAACATGAACATATTTTGAATGTGCTTATACCTCAAGAAAAGGATATGATTGAAAAATTTAGGGCGGTTTTACGCGACGAAACAAAACTGACTGATGCAATGGCCAATGCAGTATTTAAGAAATATTCTATTATACGAAATGCTAATTTAAAAAAGAAATCAATCAAGAAACGTGATCGAGGCGATGAAAAAGGTGCGGAGGAACATGCAGTATCAGACGAAGCTTATGAAAAAATACAAGCGGAGGCATTAGAGCACAAACACTATTTGCGGAGACTCAAAGGGAAATCTGCGTCAAAATTATCTGCCGATGAGAAATATCACATTGAACAGTATATTATAGAACGTGAACAGTGGATTAAAATGCATGAGAACGGTGGTGAATTTTCTCGTTACATATTTAAAGCCCAACGTATTATTGACGAATATGAAAAAGAACAACGTCGTATACAAAAGTATTTAGAGGATGCAAATGTAGAAAGTCAACGACGGGCGATTACCGAAACACAACAACGTCAAAGAATTTCCGCCGGTGAATCAGGTGCACTAGTTTCTCTCAGCGACAGCGGGAAACAACTTGTACAATTACCACAGAAACGTAATTTTAGTACACGTCTCGATTCTCTACTTTTACAAACTGACGTATTTTCACGTTCTAAAGAATTACAGTCGGAATATTTATGTTTAATTGGAGTGGAAGACACCACCGGACTACTACAGCAACAATTGAAAACGGATGATTCATATTGTCCACAGTGCGAAGTTGAACGAATTGTCGATTTTGCACAAGCGATTATGACCTGTCCTCAATGTGGCATATGTGTTCGATTCAACGACAATTCTCTCAGGAATGTTCCATTTTCGGACGAAATACATATTACACAAAAGAACAAGGGAAAATATGAGAAACGAACGTACTATGAAAAGTGGAAAAAAATGGTGAGTGGCCAATTGAATAGCGAAATTGCCGAAAAGGACTGGCAAACAATTTACTTGGAATGTGTCAACCGACGGTACAAATTTATTACTCGTCCAATGTTGCGAAAATTATTGCGATCGTTGGGAATGAATCGTTACTATGAACTGATACCGGCGATTACGAACGAACTCAATGATGTACCACTCATCCACTTTAGCCCCGAGGAGGAACGCACACTTGACGCCATGTTCGAGGAGGCATTGGAATTGTTTGAACGTTGTCCAGCGGAAATTAAGCGTCGATCAAATTTCATTAGCTATTCATATTTTTTTCATCAAGCGTGTACAATGGCCGGATATACTGCATACTGTGAGTCATTTCCACTATTGACTGGTATTGAAAACAAAAAGCGACACGATTGTATTTGGAAATGGATGTGCGAAAATAAGCAGGGTGAGCCAGTGTGGACATTTTATCCAACTGTATAATCTGCGTTCACATTAAATATTGTCATTTTCATAAAAACACAAAAAATGAGATATTACAAGCTAAAACGTCGTAAGCGTGAAATAGACACACAGGTATTATCGTCGCATGTCCAAGAAACAATGCAAAATCCACTCTATAACTGTGCGAACATTCCAGATTTCATTGAATATCACATACACAAACGAGTCGTCGAATCATTAATTGAATCCATCCCTCCAATTGACCTGTATGGACATCGAATTCAAATTAGTGTAAGTCGCTTGCCCCCGAAACACGACGAATGACACCAGGGAAATCACAAGAGTTAATAAATATGTCCGTGTGAAGACGCATCTCCTGTTTTGACTGAGCCATTTGAAAAGGTGCCATTTTCACACACATCGAAGAATTTTGCGTTGTCGTCACTATGGCCTGTAGGTGAAGGAGTCTTTCGATAAGAGGCTGACGAGCAAAATCAATTTTTCTTCGTACCTCGTCGTTTTCTATATGCTGTTGATTCATTGGTATAATATCATACACATAATATGTACTCTTTGTCTGATCAACTATACCGACTAAAACAATAGACGGTCTTGCAAGGAGTATGTCTTCTAGTATTTTTCGTATTTGTTTAAATTTCGGATTGTCGTCAATAAACGTTGTTGTCTGTGGCATATACATTTGTACATAGTTATATTCACACCACGCATACATCACATCAACCATTTTCATTGATGCTTGAATGCACAAGACGTGTTTTTGACGAAGAATTTTTCCTGCCTGTATTTCATCTAGACCGCACGACCACCGTGTACTGACAGGATCATTACAAAATTGTCGTAACGATGGACTGTAACGAGAATATTCATCGTTCACCTGTTCATTGTATATTTTTCGTTTCTCAAAAATAGCAATATCACGCGAAGTACACTGTGTATGAACTGCAAATACTGGCATTCGAGATGGAATTCTACTCATGACATACCAGAGTGAACTGTCTTTCCGTTGAGCAGCATTAAGTCCCTGTACGATAATCATTTGAAACACCAGTAATGCGCAAAAAAGAGGCGGATCAAAAAATACACAAGAGGGATTTTGTCGAAACCAACATTCGTTCAGGTCGATTGGTAACGTCCCATAAGTCGTGGTAGTATTCATGCATGTGTTATATATCTTTATAATTTTTTGTTTTTTAATTCATAATAATTGTACGCAATGCAACGTTATATCGAAGCAGTTGAAAAAAGTCATACTGATAAAATGCGCTTTAAATCGTTTCAGCTACGATGGTTCAAACCGGGATCAATTGCCGTCATGATTGGTAAAAAAGGCACTGGAAAGAGTACAATGATGTTAGATTTGTGTCATGCAATTCGTCATTGCCCAGAGGTCGTTTTATTTCAAAAAACTATTGAAACGAATGACATGTTTAAGGGAGTCGTTCCTGAGTTGTTCAGTTTCAAAATATGGGATAGAAAATTGGTGCAAAAAATAATTGATCGTCACATTCGTCAAAACAAAAAACGTATGAAGGCTGGGAAACCAGTAAAGTACCTGACCATGATTATTGACGACCAAGCCGGTGATGAGAAATTTTGCAAAGATCCATTGTTGTCGGATTTGTTCTTTAACGTACGGCATTACAAGCTCAATATTATTTTCACGATGCAATACTCGCTCAAAATTCATATTGATCAACGTGCACAAATTGACTATGTGTTTATGATGCGCGAAAACATTATTGGAAATCGAGAACGTTTGATGCAGCATTATTGTGGTCAATTTGGTAGTGGAAAGAAAGGATATGCGGATTTTTCCAAGGTATTCGACAAGTTTACAGAAAAAATTGGCGGGTGTATGGTTGTGAAAAATTCGGGAATAAGCAACGATATTACAAAAAACGTATTTTACTATCAATCTGTCATGCGAAACTTTAACGAGGACCCGTCATTACCACGATGGCGAATGGGAAGTCGTGCATACTGGGCCTTTAACAACCGTTTTTACGATCCTCACTGGGACTCTTCTGAAGAGGAAATAAGTGATGAAATTGTCATTGAACGAACGGGAAAGAAATAAACTAAAAGATTTCACGCCATTGTAGCGACGCAGAGATATTAACGTTTCCACTAAGCGAAAGAGCAGTTAATACAATAATATGCGCAGTTCCACTAATTGACGCGCTATTAACCAATGTCGTATCGGAAATATCTACATCACCGACACGTTTGTTATTGTCAGCATATGTTTCTCCAATAACATATCCTCCAGACACCCCGGTTCCAGTGATGTTCATTTCAACTGCCTCGGAAACTTGCGTCCACGCTCCACCTGTAACGGTAGCTCGCATACGCAAGTCAAAGTGACACAAACTACCTGATGCGTTTGCTATTTGTGCCTCGATTGGATACAACATTGACCGTAAATAAGCGCTGCGTAAACGAATAGCAACAATTGGTAAACGTGTTACGCTCCCCACTGTTGTATGTGTAGCTCCTGTTCCGGCGGCACGAATCATACCCCTTGGCACATATCCTCCTTCCGATATCACTGTTGAGCATATTTGCACTAACGATGACGATCCACTTGCACCAACCCCAGAGACAATTTCATAACGCATTGGCAAACTAGCTCGACTCATGTACACCTTGTTTACACCTAGATTCTCAAACCCATGAGTGTAGTATATTTGTCCATTTAAAACAAAACCAGCACGAACGCGACCAACACCTAGCCACTCCATGTCAACGATACCAATGTTTGCTGATGTTTCGTCAAGTGTTAACCCTGATACACCAGTTCCATCGAGTTTATCAACGTCCCATTGTGACTGAACGACGCGTGTATCAACTGGCGATCCTGTGGTATTACTTCGAATAACCCATGCGATATCATTGGCCGTTTGTTCGAGAAAAACGCCATTTGATGAATCGAAATATCCAACACGTCTTGTTACGCCAGTTGCCCTTGCACCAAGCACAAAAGTAAAGAGCGTCATTAACGACTTTCCTGGTTGGTAGCGCACGTATTGATATGATTGCCGAACAGATGATGATGATGCTGCGCCAGTTGTTAACGTGACGGAACTTTGATTGGAATTATACGCACTTCCGCCGCTTCCAGTTACTACGGATTCCCATAATAATGTTTGACTATCAACTTCCATAGATGATTCAAAGAGCGTCACTGGATTGCTAACACGAGATCTTTGAAACGCGTCAAGTGCTGCAGAGTCGTATGGACGCGTGCTAATAACTGCACTTGATCCAAAAGTAACTTCTAACGGTTGACCAGATGGAGCTGCTACTTCCAAAGGCTGACTTTGTTGTGCTCGATAAACAACTGGGAAACTACCGACCGATGATGGTCCTGGAAGTACATTGATAACATTTGACATTTAATATTTCTATATAAAAAAATATTCGCATGTAGAAAAAAATGAATATAGCAGAAAATGCGACACTTGGTTTCACTGATGGTGTAAATACAGTGATATCGGTGGCAGCTGGAATGGTTGCTTCTGGACAATTCACAAGTCAACAAATTGTTATAGTTAGCATTGCGGAGGCGGTAAGCGGATCAATTAGCATGGGAATGTCGCGCTACATGAGTTTAGATGGAAGCGAACATGATGAAAGTGCCGTTATAGAGAGTTTTATGGTTTCATGTGGATTTGTCATCGCCACATTAGCTACTATTATTGCCTTTAGCACCACAGAGAAACCAATGGTAGGATTTCGTCGTTCTATTCTAATGACATTGATTGTATTGTTTATATTTGGCTATTATCGCAGTGTATTATTAGATCAAAACTTTCTATATTCAATTGGTAAGTTGCTTGTGATTTGTATTGTAGCTACAGTTTCCACATACTTCATCGCAAAAAGGTTTGATAAGATTTCATAAATTTTACATGACAGACCAACTTTTTCCAAATGGTCATTTTGCACAATGAGTCGACATGGGCACAATATCGTCGTCGTCAGCGTACTATTTCCCCCGCAAAACTTGAATTTATGGTGACACAAATTGAAGAGGATTCTCGTTTTTCGATCATTCGGCTTTTTGGCGTTACACGTGAAGGTGATAGTGTCCACTGTGCGCTCAAAGGCTTTTATCATTATTTTTACTGTGAAATGCCACCATCATTGCACGCTAGTCAACTTGATGATCTCCGTGTACTCTGGAATAAAGACCTAGAGTCTCGAACAATACGGTCAATTGAGGCGGTCCGTCGAGAAACACTTGCCTTTTACAAGTCATTCGATGGGGCGGATCCAAAACAAGATTTTTTGAAAATAACTCTGAATAATCCACGTGATATGCGTATTATTAAGCCGTATATTGCACTCGGAAATGTACCACTGCCTAATGGTCAACGGTGCTCGCGTGTGTTGCAAATGTATGAAGAAGATGGCGTTGATTTTATTTCGCGTTTTATGTGTGATAACAACGTCGTCGGCTTTGGCTGGTGTCGTCTTGATCAATATACACTAGTGTCCGAATTGCAGAGTACCACGACATTTGATGTGACTTGTACACTAGACAATTTTCATGCATTTACACCAAAGGATGATCCAGCCGAATTTGGTGCCATCGCTCCTTTACGTATTGTCGATTTTGATATTGAATGTATGGCTTCAAAAGGGTTTCCCACCCCAACAAATGATCCAGTCATCATGATAGGAGTTCAAGTGCATGACGGACAACGTCTTATTATCGATACAGTCTTATTTACAAGTTCGGACAACACAGTTAATGATTGGAATGATGTTGTACTGGCTCGATATGATACTGAGGAGCAATTACTTTTTGGTTTTGCAAAGTTGTGCAGTGCAATTGATTATGATATTTCACGTAATTATAATGGAAAGTTTTTTGATTGGCCATACTTATTCGATCGTGCAACCGTATTAAACATGGACAGGCGTTTTTGTGAGGCACTGAGCCGTCTTGTGTCAACGAATGCACGTATATTTCCAACGTATGAAAAAATGCAAAGTGGTCAGTATGATCGTCACATTACTCGAACTATAACAATACCTGGCCGGAGTGATTTTGATATATGTTCAGTGGTCAAGGCACAGGAAAAACTTGTATCATATCGTTTAAATGCAGTCTCACTTGAGTATCTCGGACAAACCAAGGAGGATGTACACCATTCAATGATTAGCGTTTTATACAATGGAAGTGCGGCTGACCGTTTACGTCTTGCTCGATATTGTCGAAAAGATGCTATGTTATGCAAAATGATCGATGAGAAACAAATGTATCTGTTGCGCTATATTGAACAGGCGAGAGTTTGTCGTGTATTGCTGGATGTATTAGTCGATCAAGGACAACAGGCAAAGGTTCTCGCACTTATACTTGAAAAGGGACTTCGTGATGGCCTCGTATTGCCTATCAAACGAATGCTTACATCATACAAGCCCACTGGACAATTCGAAGGAGGTCTTGTACTAGAGCCCGATATTGGCTTTCACGAGCGTCCCATTGTCTGCTTGGATTTCAACTCTCTCTATCCATCGGAGGGAACTTCGCAAAACTATTGCTACACCACCCTTTTGCGTCCAGAAGACGTGGCTCGTATGAAACCAGAGGATGTCAATATCAGTCCAGCCGGGCATGCATTTGTTCGACAACACATTAAGCGCGGTTTGTTGCCACGTCTATGGATTGAACTATTGGCGGCCAGAAAAGTTGCGAAAAACGACATGAAACGCTGTTTTGATTTGGCGAAAAGCGAAAAGGACCCGGTGAAAAAGTCCGATTTCCTCTTTCAGGGCAATGTACAAAATGCCCGTCAACTTGCTATTAAGCTTGTTGCCAACGCAATGTATGGATTTACCGGTGTCGATCCTGATAAGGGTGGCTATTTACCATGTTTTGAAGTGTCCGAGGCAATTACATCGAGTGGACGAAACGATTTACAAGCGGTAATCAATTGGATCAAATTGCATTATCCAGAGGCGAAAGTAAGGTACGGTGACACGGATTCGGTAATGGTCGAGCCGGGATGCACAACGGTGAAAGATGCAATGGAATGGATGCACAAAGTAGCAAAAGAAATCAACAAGGACATTTATTCGTCTCGAGACCCAATGAAACTAGCGCCTGAAAAGGTCATGTGGCCTACGCTGTTTCAAGCGAAGAAACACTATATTGCAGGGTATTATGAAGAGTCAGCAGAAACTATGGACAAAATTTACTATAAGGGAATTGAGGTTGTTCGACGTGACGCTTGTCAATTGATGCGAACGTGTTTAGAAGAATGTTGTGACAAGATTTTCCGTGATCGAGATGTTTCCGGAGCCGTTGAGATTGCAAAACGCACCATTGAACGTCTTTACAAGAATGAGGTTGACATGTCAGAATTGGTCATTAGCAAATCATTGTCACAAAATCCCGATGATTACAGTTCTGCACAGGCGCATACAATGTTAGCACAAAAAATGGCCAAACGCGATCCGAACAATGCACCATCTGTCGGCGATCGCATACCGTATGTAATGGTTGGCTCAGGAACAAAGGACGTTCGATTTCTTTCTGAGGATCCACTTTATGCTCTTGAACACGAGATGCCAATTAATGTGGAGTATTACATTGAAAATCAACTGAAGAAGCCATTACAACGACTTTTTCAGCCAATCATCGGCGAGAGGAAAACGCAACAGATATTTAGCGGTGAACATACTCGAACGCGTGTACAGCAACAGTCATCGAAAAAGCAAAAGATTGGAATCATGTCATTTATTCGTGTTACGCGGTCTTGTTCATCATGCAGCCAGTCTTATGATCCAGAACAACATCGTCATGCATCCTTGTGTCCAACATGTTTAGAGAAAAACATTGATAGCGAAGAGTCTATGAAAAAGGAAGTGTATTCCAAGACAAAAGCTCTCTATGATGAACAATTTGCTATTTGTCAAAAATGTCAGGGTAGTGATCGTGATCCTGTTTTATGCATGGCGAGTGATTGTGTACAATTGTATAAGCGGAAGGCTGCTGAGTTTCGTTGCACAAAAGCGTTACAAGACCTTGAAGATATTCATAAATTTATGCCTTCTTGAGCTTACCCATTTTTGATACACATGTTTTAAATCCTCTAAATGCGCATGTGCAGTACGGTGCCTTCTTTGGTATCATACGCTTCTTAGTTGCCTTGCGCTTCACCGAGGCCTTTTTCTTGCGCTTTAGTGGATCCTTCTTCTTAGTTGCCTTTCGCTTCACCGGCGCCTTCTTCTTAGTTGCCTTTCGCTTCACTGACGCCTTCTTCTTAGTTGCCTTTCGCTTCGCAGGAGGCATTTTTAGTCGTCTTTGTGGACGAAAATATTTCGAAATGGAAAACCAGTGAGTCCTTTATATGATCGTAAAAACAAACCACCATGCATTTTCATGGCGATGTTCGAATCCATTAACATTCGTCTATCAACAATGTCCAAAAAATGATCAAAATATTGCATAGTTATTTTTTGCAATTCTTTATTTGTCGTAAAGTGTATTGTATAGTACATATATGGGTATGCGCATGTATATAATGGTGTATAAGGTGGTTGAAAAGATTTACATGTCCATTGATGTCCATTATATGTAAATGAATCCAATTCTATATTGTCATATTTAGCTACAACCTTTTCAAGTGATTGTAGTGGGTCGTTGATAACAATATGTGTTACCAAATCAGAAAAACGAGGAATAGTCATTATTAGATTATTGACATTAACCGTAGTGAGACGTACTTCGTGTTCTTTCATGCGCAAATGTTGTAACGCAATGAGTTGATGTAGTGGCTGAAGGTTCAGATGTACTGGATGGGTGAACAATTCAGTGATTTTTTTATGTCTTGCGCACGGGTGTTTGGTTGGACGCGGTAGGTTTCCAAATAGTAGGAAGTCCGTATCAAAGTGGAAAAATTTACTTGCCATTAAATAAAACCTCCATGCCATTATACGATTTCGTAAGTGACGATAAGAAAAAACAATGTGCGCTACCATTAATTTACTACGTTTCTATACAATAAAAAGGCAGATCTAGACACATGGATTCATATTAAAAATGCAATTTCAGAAATATTTTTCCAAAGATGAGAGCAGGGTTGGTATGAAAATGGACAAAAGTAAATAGAACGAACATGGAAGGACGGAAAAAAAGACGGATTGGATTTGGAGTGGTATAGAAATGGACAAAAAATGACAGAGAGAAACTGGAAGAATGGAAGGATGGATTATGTTAAAATTGATAAAAAGGTGTCATAAAAAAAAGCCCAAGTTTAACGTCTTTGGGCGAGACGCACGTTTACTCCATCGGGGATCGAACCCGAAATCCCCACTTGAAAGGCGAGTGTGATAGCCATTTTCACCATGGAGTATACGCAAGGTGTCATAAAAAAAAGCCCAAGTTTAACGTCTTTGGGCGAGACGATGTATTTAGGTAGCACCACTTCGTTTTGATCGAAGGACCTCTGGGTTATGGGCCCAGCGCGCGTAGCCTCTGCGCCATGGTGCTAAAGTTTAACTCTCCGTACTGGCGTCGATCCAGTGACCCTCAGATTAACAGTCTGATGCTCTACCGACTGAGCTAACAGAGATTACGATAACAATTCGCTTTGAACCACCGCGACACCACGTTGAGGTTTGTTATCAAGTCGCGGAGATCGAAGAGTGTACGTCGTTCGATCAAAGACGGAGCGTTGGTAAGGTCAAGGTCTCACAATACCGCGCGTTAGGTGTAGTGCGCATACCTAGTCTCAAGTACGTTTTGACGATACATGTTGTTTAACGTCCGCAACAATGGACAAACCTGATGAAGGGTTAGCTACGACCAATTAGCATTCTTATTGTGCGCCGTCCTCGACCATTGGCGGAGATGAAGTTCTCTAGGACGCCTGGGAGAAACTGTTGCGCAAGAACGATCGTGGAATTATGGAGATAACAGCAACATCAGGTGTAGCGACGATGATTTGCTCACGATGACCGGGAATTTGTCGCTATGGTCAAAGGGAGGGACGAAATCTGCTTCGCACCGCCGAGTCATGATCGTCCAATCAGAGGACTCGGTTGAAATGGTGCATTGTGTATGAAGGAGGTGAGAAACGACATGAAATTAAAACAAAACAAAAATTTGGGACAAATTAGTCTACTCTTCCAGTTCATATGACGTACTATTCAACTATTTGGAACCCGATGATGTTACAACACGTGGTTAACGTACCATTATTATGCTACTATAAAAATTGACATGAACACACACGTAAAATTAATTACGAGGAACTCTGTGTTCATGTGACTAGATCGATCTGTGTTTGAGTTATAGGTAGCGGCGCATTTTATTTTTTCATTTCTGACGCACCGGTTGGGTTTCGTTAAGAGTAATAATAATAATAATAATAATGCAAAAACAAAATGATCCTTTTTTTCCTCTTGTCAATGTCCGTCGCTCAACCGGCCGTCGATCTTTGTCAACAAATCAATGAAGTGCGTCAAGAAGCTGGTGTAGCCGCATTGAGTGTAAGCTCGGCATTGACGTTTGTTGCGGAAGTACATCGTAGAGATCAAAATACCAACTATAAACCCGGAGCCGTTTGCTCAAGTCACTCATGGAATAACAATGCTCCATATTGGTCGGGTTGTTGTTATGAAATGGCCCATCCAGATCCACAATGTATGTTCAATAAGCCTAGTGAGTTGACAACGTGGTTTCCATTTCGAGGATATGAAGTCGCGGCATGGGGTTGTGGTTATCCGTCATGTGCACTAGGAGCATGGCTTCGTTCACCATCACATGCAAAAGTACTCCTGTCGCCGGAAATGCGTTCAGTGGGTTGCGCGATTTCATCATTCAAAATGTCATATTGTTGGTTTGCGCGAGAGAAAGATGACATTGCATATACTGGTTGTTTTACTATTCCGTTACCACCTATTCCAAATGATCGAGAACCACGTCCACTCCCTTGTAATGTCACAACCACAGTTCCAACGTTAGTACCCACTCCAGTTCCATCGTTAGTTCCTACTCCAGTTCCAACTTTAGTTCCAACGTTAGTACCCACTCGTGTTCCTACGTTAGTTCCAACGCTAGTTCCAACGTTAGTACCCACTCGAGTTCCAACGTTAGTTCCTACTGCAATACCTCGTCCGACCAAAACACCTAAACCAACGAAAAAACCTAAAATCCATTAAGCTGTCTAAAATCCTTTATTTCTTCCTCCGTAGGTAAACGTCCATTAATGTCTTCCATATCTCCGACAAACATCTCAATATCTTCAAAATTTTCTCCAAATAACTCGTATGGGTAGTTATCGAGCAGTTTTTCTTGATTTTTGATTTTACTAATCACATCCGTCCACTTTTCTTTTTCTTCAGGGTCCAAATTTTCCAATTTTGCTAATACCTCAAGTTTATTGCTCAAAAAGTCAACTACTTGATCATAGCCGTACATTGCGTTTGCTAAGGCAATTGAGTATTCCCCCTTATCGATGGCACGTTTTTGAATTTCTTTGGAAGCATTTCGGATATCATTTTCTTCTTTTATCTTTTCTTCGTCAGTCATGTCTTCTATAACATCTATTTCAAATAACATATAAGAAAATCGTCGTAGTAGTGCTGCATATGTAATCGGAATACCATAATCATCTAGTGTTTCAATTGCACTTATATAAGCTTTATTTTCATTCTGATTAAGACTGTCTATTTCTTCTTCCTTTAACTTTAACTCTTGTGGTTGTTTTTTCGTTGACTGCGGTCGTTTGTAATTTAGAAGAGCCATTAAAACATGCAACATAGGTATAACTTCTGTATCTAAATCAAATTTATTAGTTGCAATATTTTGTTTTAACACTTCATAAATTTCCGTACTATTAGATGTGTTTTTGTATTGTTCTCGCAAATATTCCATCGCCTTTTTCTGATGTTGTGGAGCTGTTTTGCCAATGTTTTCTTCAATTTTTTTTAAATCGTTTTCATCGAGGAGAATCATTTCTTTTGGTGTAATTAAGACCCTTAGAAATTCGTCAATGATTTCTTTGTTAGATGGAGTAGATTTTTGCGTTGCAGAGGCATTTTGTTTTTCCCCCCTTGGTGAAAAAAATTGCTGATTACTATTTTCTGAGACTTTTTGTGCTTTTGTTATGTCTATTGGAGGTACAAGTGGCGGCTGTACAGCGCATTTGCCATCTTTGCAGACCACTTGAGGAACAACTGGTTTCTTCATTCGATTGGTATACATACATTGGCCATATATATTCTCTCCCTTTGAATTTGCGCGAGGTTTCCACGTGCATCCAGCGGTTTCATTGCATGCTTTCATTCGTTTCTCACGTGTCTCTTGGCTAACTTTTGGTTTTGAAGTGACAGGTTTAGCATTACGTAGCTTATTGCATTTCGGTTTCGATGGTTTTGCACATTTCTTCGGAGCAGCAGCCTTCTTACAAGGTTTCTTTTTCAACGGTTTCAACCCAAGTTTCTTTCGAAGTTCACAGACAGTAAGACTCTTGAATTTTTTTCCAGTCTTGACGAAGATACGTTCCTGCAATTCAACCTTTGAAAGAGGCATGTGTGTTTTTTTTGTATTTTAAAATAAAAAAATAAATACAAAAATGGCCAGTGGGAAAACATTTTGTCAGTATAAGGAATGCACGAAAAGACTAAATTTTGTAGAATTGTCGACTACTGGGAGATGCAAATGTCTTCTTTTATTCTGTTACACTCATCGCGAACCAGCCGCACACCAATGTTCCTTTGACTATCATGCGCAAGCTAAAGTTATCTTAACAAAACAAAATCAGCGTGTAGAGGCACCAAAGATGATTGATCATTGTTGAGAGTCAATTTGAAGTGTAGTCGACCATTCATCAGCAGGGTCCATATCATACAAGTTTCCAAGAGGGTCCATCAATGTGAATTCAAGATAGGCAAGGTCGATTGGACTTGGAAAGAACATTGTACGGCGGAAATCGGAAACATCTGCCCATTGTAAAACTGCCGCGGAATCATAGTGACCACGAAATATGGCATAATCGCAAAGAGGAGTAGATAAAGCAAATGACCATGCTGGATTCGTTGTCCGATCAACTGACGGGTCATAATGATCATCGGAAATCATTGAATGATATGGACCATTATGATGTAAGTTTCGTTGCGGCTCAAATAGTCCAGTTACTCCATTGTAAAGACCAAATAGTAACAAATATTCACGATGAGCAGGTGGTGTAGCTGCAACATTTGGTATATTCAATTCCATAAGTTCAATCGAACGTACGGAATGGAGAGGTTTCGAAAAGGCAAGACGAAAAGAAGTATTTAAGAACTTATCCGGGTTTCGACGAAAACTCTCAACTACTTCAAAATGATGCGGACGATATGTACCATCAGTTGGGAACGATAATGAAACACCTTCTTGGTTATGATATCGAACCGGGTTTGTCTCGAATGCACTTGCTGTATGAGACGCAAAGCCGCCAGCACCAATCGGTTGACTAAATCGCGATTGGTAAATTCTTGATGACATTTTCATATTTGTATACAATTTTATTTACTCATTTTTGACATGTTCTGAAAAAGTGATGTAAATGGCTGATTCAAAATATGTTGCAATCGCTCCGATTCTTGCGCCGCTGTTAATGTTGGCGGATCGTATGTTACACCAGGATATGGGTTTGTTGGGTCATACTCTTCAACTACTGCCGTCTTTTGTTTCTTCTGTGCCGAATCTTTTTCAATATTTTTCGGACCACGTTGTTGTGGAGCCCATTGAGACAATGTTGATGCGAACATGCGCCCATTACGAATGCATACATTATCGGCTCTCGGGGCGCCATGCCAAAACGCATTATAGTACAGTGGCTCGCCGAGAGTGAGTTCATGCGGAATACGATCATAGTTCATGCCCTCAAGTAACATGAAAAAATTAGTTCCCGGGCGTTCGGCCAACACGACGCGTATAGTAAATGTCGTTCGATTACATCCATTAACATAATAGCCGCCGCCGACGGAAGAAAACACTAGATGCACAAAATTCTTTCCATCATGACGCAGAAACTTTGGCTTATTTGTTTTCGTAATAGCGGAAATGACGTCCTTTTGATTGATCATGAAAAATGCCGCCACAAAACGTTCCGCTGGCTGTTGCAATGCTAAGAACAGACCGTCGTTTGGAATAAAGTCGATATTACACGTGTCGTAAGAGAAGTCAAAGTCGAAAACGTGATGATATTCGCGTCCGCCGCCTTCATTATCTACCTCGTAGGAAAACTCCATGTGTCGAGAATAGCCACGATAGGTAAAGTGTTTAACGGTGGTTTGTGGTGGAAGAGGTGCTGGAATTGGCTGAGGTTGATAATATTGTTGCGGAGACGGCGGAAAATTGAATTGGGCAAGTCTATCTGGATGAATAGTGGTACGACGATCATCGACAGCACTCAATGCTTTGGCAAGTTCGTGGAAATCGTTCGACATTAAAAGTTTCTAAAATCAAAACTGTTGTTTCTTCATCACCGGAACAAACATGGAGAAACTATACACTCTCATTTTGTAGGTAAAAATTGTTTGCTGTGCCGTAAAGACAAACTCCTCATCAATACGTAAATGCTTTTCATAGATAGTTACTGCATTGCTAAAGTTGACCAGTGTTGCCAATGCGAAGCGTGGATGATGTAGTAAAATAACAAATTCTACGGGTTTTTTTGCATTTTTGTAGTGAATTTGACAGTTTGTATCTTTGCCAAAGTAAAATGGAACGGCTTCATTATTATTCGCCAATATTGTCTCAATACGTGTCGGTATCGTTGCAGGATACGGTCCAGAGTATTTTGTCCTTTCATCCCAACCAAAACGTAAAAAATATCCTCCATATCCATTCGAGTCTGGAAAGACAAAGAGAGCCGGTGCATAGCGGTGATTTTCATTATATTCAAATATTTCATGATACTTTTTTTTCCTCTTGCGTACAATCATTTCAGTTTCAGAAACTGGTTTTGTGCAAATAGCATATTCGTCACAATTTACAAATTTCGACGCCATTTCTGAAATTTATTTGACCAACCGTTGTTTTCATGGAGGAACAAATTGTAAAGAAAAAGCGTGGACGACCGCCGAAAAATTCTGCAAGTGACGAAGAATCAAGCGACAACGATGCAAACAGTGAGGATAAGGTGTTGAGTGAATTTACTGGCGGTCCGCGAATTTCACCGACAGCAACTATTACCAAACCAGAGTATGGAAAAAACGAGCCATATATGTGGTTTGTAACAACGCAAGTGTCTCATATGGCTACACTGTTTAAAACACTCTCACATCTTTTGCCAACTACGACGGTGGTATTTGGCGACGGTGGCTGGCGCATAACTGATATTAACAGCAACAAGACGGCTATCATATCGCTTCGTGTTACTGGTGCTACAATGGCAGCTGGCGTTTATGAGTGTAACACTAATTATCGTGTTCGCTGGCCAGTTGATGATTTGGCTACTCGTTTACGCATGTGTCGACGTGCGGAAGTAATGGCTATGGAATTGCGCGGAAAAAATCCCAAGCATCTTCACCTGATATTTTCACAAGAGAATCGAATTACAGAAATGGATTTACAATTATGCTCGGTGGGAGATGAACAACTCGACCCGCCAACTCTTCTCTATCATACACAAGTGGACCTGCCTGCAGATCAGTTTCGTGATGTGGTCAATAGTGTCAAGGGTGATTCAATGATTCGGGACATTACATTTACAAAACATTCTCGAAAATTTACAATTACTGTGCAAACGGCAGTTGGACCGATATCAACACACTTCATTCCGAACAAGGGCGAGGATTCAGTGCGTTTTCTTGCTCGACATTCAGAGCAGGGTCAACTGGAGTCAGTCACAAACGACGACGGCGACGTACTGAAGTCAACTTTGTCATTGAAAGAAATTATCGACTTTTCAGGAGTTACCAAGGCGTCAAAGTGGGTAAGTATCAATATGCCAGAATTTAATCCAAATGCGGAACCGCAACAAATTCCGCTACGCATGTCCTATTCGATTGCGGCACTTGGCGTGATTTCATTTCTTTTGGCACCAAAGATGGACGAAGATGAACCGCCTGCAACCACTGGAAACAGCGAAAGTAATGATGAAGACGAGTGATTTTTACTCAAAATAAATTGGTCCGTTACTACCATATTTGTTTGTCGCTCGTAGATGTTCAGTCATTTGGCGACGATATGCATTTAATGGTTTTTCAACATGTTGCTTGAATGTTTCGGCAAAAAGGTCACCATGTACTTTGAAAAATTCGAATGAAACGTTGTATTCGAGGACACGACTCTGATAATTTTTGGTCTTATTATATGGCGTAATTCCATGGACAATAGTCACAGAACCGTTTTGATTGACTTGGACATCACGATATACATTTTCTACATCAGCAAGCGAAAACGTGAATGAAAGAATGACGTAATGTAAGTTAATATTTTTTCCATGTACATCGAGAACACTTTGTACGGCGGGGGAATAATCGAACGTCGCCACATCATAAGGTATTTTAGGCATATAGGGACGTCCACTAAATGGGGTCAATGGCATTTATGATTTACACATCTTTAAATTTTTCCAAAAGCGAACGCAACTTTCTCTCCTGACCTTCCGAACGTTTTTGTATTGCCTGTAGTGTAGCAATTGTTTGTTTCATAGTATTGATGATACGTGCCTCTTTTTCATCAAATGATAACGTTTGCTTTTTTCTCTGCATCTGCACTTCTCTTTGAGCAGCTCGACGTTCGTGCTCTCTATGTGCCTGTTTTTCAGCCTCCGATGTCCAGCCTTCTTGCTCCAATTGAATATCATTTATACAGCCATCTTCTAAACATAGTTCATAAAAAGCTTTACGCATTCTCTCATTCTTATATCTCCACTGTGTGCAAACAAGTGGTGATTGCTCAAAATACACATCAAACCACGAATCACAGTCCTCTCCGTCGAATGTCTCCAATGTTTTCGCATATTGTTCTCCAAATATACACGCTGCAATGTGATTTGATGTAATTGGACATTCAATAGTCAATGATGTAAATTCACTATGATTTTTAAAAGTCTCCCATGTCAATTTCATTCTAAACCCAGTACTTCCTTTACAGTATTAAAAATATTTTTTGTTGGCACTTTCTCATCTTGCTCGAATGAATCTTCTTCCATTTTATTATCATGTTCTATCATGTCATATAATTCATCCAATCCAGCTGTTTTTTTTTCCTGTGAATTATTCAACCAAGATTTAATATATGCAATATAAACGTCAAAATCCTCTATGCTATTACGTTTTTTTGTTATTGAGTGTATATATCTTTTATTAAACTCAAATATTTGTCCAGCATTATTGTTATAAACCGATTGTATTTCTTTATCTTCGTTATCTATTGTCATTGTCTCACGCAACTCTCGTATTTTATTTTCTGTATTTACTACGTCATGATTATTAATAGCATTTTTTAAACCTTTTAGCATCACATTATAGTTTGTGTATAGTAAATCTGTTTTATCTTTATACACAATATCTAATGTGATTTTTCTTATTTCCTGGGATTGCTCTAGTAGTTGGTGAAGAGGAGAGTCAATTTCAGACGTACTCTCCGCTGTACTACCGGATGATAAAACAGCAGATAGTTTACGTTTTTTTTCACCACCACACACTTCTGTCTTTTTTTTAAGTGAAGGCAAAAATTGAATGTCTAGTACATTAAACAATGGATTTGTATATTCTTTCTGATCATCTTCCACTTTTTCAAAAGGAAAAATCATCATTAAATTCATATACGCAATCACAAGTTTTTTATTTTCTCCCGACTTATAGTATTTAATAAAATCATCAATAAAATCATTCATATTTTTTTTTAAAAGATCTTGTTTTGACAAACCATGACGTACGAATATATATAAATTTTCCTTGATTTTAGCTTCACGAGAGACTGGTATCACTTCATGATAATCTGTTAAAGTGTAATTGTTAGCATCGAAATCTTGCTCTATACCTACTTTGTTTTGATTCATCCATATTATCAGCTCTTGCTTGCACTGTTCCATTGTTTTGATGGGTTTGTTTATAAGTTCGTTATAATCATGTATATAATTGTAATATAATGGAAATAACGTCTCACGAATAGAAATACTTTCTAGGTCTTCAAGAAATACGGGGAATATTTTTTTTTCTTTGAGTTGTTGACGTTGATTTTTTAAATTTTCAATCAATTTGTAATAGCTTACATAAAAATCTATTAGAGTATCTTTTCTATCTTTAGTGTCAATATTGTACTGTTCTTCATAAAATTTTACGAACAAATAAGCTTTTATCAATTGTTCATATGTAATTTTTTCTTTAATAAATTCTTTATAATTGTTTATCAAGATTCGTATTTTGTTTGCGAAATTTTCAATAAAAGCGTTTTGTGTCATTATCATTTGTACTTTTTCTATGTTACCGATTTCCGCTTTTATTTTGTCATTTATATCTTTGAATTGATCTTTGGCGTTTTTATAACTGTCACGCCCCGCTATTTTATGACGTGCACAAACGAAATCTTTAATGTTCGTTAATACTTTATTATCGATATCACTCGGTAATGTTTTTGTTCGTAGCCCATTTTGAAAATCTTTTACATCCTTTTCTATTGTGCGAACAACGTCTTTTTCCCATTCAATCGGATTTTTTGGTTCTCCTTTTATTTGTATATAAAATTTTTTTGATTGAAGAATAGTATGCTTTTTTCCTTTTGTTAAAGGTATAATAACCAATACTTTCCAAAATACAATTTTTTTATCCATATAATTTGGTTTCACATATTTAGTAAATGTATACATGAATAAACGATCTTTAATATCATGTGGCGCTATTATTTCATTGGAACGTAAGAACTCTTTTGGGTCTATACTCTCATCAACTGTAATTAATTCTACGTTGGGGTTAGATGATATGTTAAAAAACATTTCGTTGACTTGCGTCACTGTCAATATTTCTCGTGCCTCCCATCCAAAATCACTACTCATCTTTTTATACTACATATTTTTTTTATTTTTTCAATTTGTAAACAAAAATGTCTTTATTGGATGCCGAAGCAATTGTACAGGCGCAACGGTCACGATATAATGAAATGCTATTAAGAGAACATGGTCTACGAAAACGTGAAATGATACAAAAGTCTGTGAATAAAGAAAAGATTCGCAGAAGGGATGAATCACGATATTGTACATGTTTTTTTGTAGCTGTGTTTACATGCATAGCTCTTTACTCAATGGCTTCTCGCAAAGATTTACGTATTTCTTGAGCATCTTCCTCTCGCTTTGTACATAATGCAGACACCTCATACAAGGCTCCGTTTCGTTTTGATGCGTCTTGACGAAGTGGAGTAGCAATCGTTTCCCATTGTGTTTTCATATCAGTATCCTCTGTCTTTTTCATCAACTCGGTGCCGTTACCACTACCGTCTGGAAATCCATTTGATGCTACATAGCGCAAAAAAAAGACACCTTCTTGAGCTTCATTGAGTACATTACATATTGATTGAGCGTCTTCACGTGTTGTTCTTGTGCACACTGGATTTCGTATTCCACTTACTTTACCATTTTCATCAATATCAAACCCACGATGAACAACATATACAATTACTTCGGTCATTTGATGCATAGTTTTGTAAAAATTATTTGCCCGCAATACGCACTACTGGCAGAACAAGAAGATAGTTTCGCGGGGCAATGGGACGTGCATCAAAAGACGGTGGAACTTGCACGAGTAATGGATCAGTGCACTCCGACGGAAGGGATTGAATGTTTTCTTTGATAATTTTTATGGATTCATTAATGACATTTATTTCACTCTCATACTTTGCTACTAACACATGATTTTGTCGTCGCGAATGAAATTCTCTTTGAAACGTTACCAACGTCAAATCCTTTTCGGCTTGTTGCATATTATGTACTAACTGTTCATTTATTGTCTTGTTGCTGCAGCGCATTTTTACGTTGTGCAAAATATTTTTATATTACGACACGAGACTCTCTGGATGAATGTACGTACGTGTAATTGTCGCCGATGCATCTTGAGATCGTAAATTATACGCGACAATACACGGAACCTCTTCAAGATCCATGTCGCTGGACGTATTTACATTATCCTTGTGACGGAACACTTGTGACCATGTTTGTTCTACATAATAATTTTGACGATCAGGTGGTGTTTCGGAAAGAATTGTTATTGTTCCAACACCTGACATATTCACGTGATCAGTTTCTTGCAGAAATTTAGCTTTATCGTGTAATAATGTTTTCATTTTCAAATCATTAATCGCTTCCGCTGTGAAATTCTCCTTTGTAATGACACCTGTTGTTGTAGTTGCGACTAACGTGTTGTTGAAGTACAACGAGAATGATTTTGGCCCATCTTGCAACATTTTTAACTGACGAACCCATCCACGTCCATGGTACACTGCTCTAGTGCCACAAAATTGTACGCCAACTGTATTAGTTCCCTCACGGACAACATACCGACTCATCGTTTGTTTACTGTTTTAAAAATTATCGTCAAATCTTTAAACGCACATGATTCCTATTGGATATGAAGACGCAAAACACTTTAAAGAAACGAGGAAATTACCTGGTGGATCTTGGAAGGCATGGCTATCTTCGTGTTATCAGGTAGTTGAGCAGCGATTTCGTTTTATGTGTGCGTGGCCATTATTGGTGGGCATGTCAGTGGCAATGATTGAATTGGCTCCGGACACACGTGTATCATTTCGTAGTGCCGCGCGTTCAGACTATAATAGAAGTGATTCTCTGCGTTTCTTGGCGTATTTTATAGCAATGATCGACTGTCTTTCGGGAGCGAGCGCAAAGGGTATTGAGGATACATATAGAGGTCGAGCGTTTTCCAATCATCGTCGTTATATACCGTTTACTATTCACGAATGGTCACCAACGTCTACTGCACATATTTTACATTCCATACGCCCACAGCACGTGTCATTACCGTTAAGCCGAACTACTGATGCTGATTTTTATTGCAATCTATTATATGGATATTATATGATCAAAAAGGATGATAGCATTTTACCACTGCTTTATGACGAATATAGACGTGTATATTATGAAAAACATCATGATGATCCGCTTATACTACCTCCGATTGCATTCACACTTATGTTTGCCGAAGACAAAGATGTTAATGACTATTTTCTTCAACGCCTTTAGGGTGAGTATCGTTCTTCTAGTCGTAAAAGTCGTTTGATGTGATCTTTGTCGCTTTCAAGCCAATAAGCACATCGTGGATTGAACATTACACCATATAAAAAGTAAAGCGTTAAAAGCAATGCTGCAAGGTATAGACCTTTTACGACACCTTCGTACAAAGAAAATTCCGAAAAAATATTGATTGCAAAAGCCGTTCCAAGTACAACGATCAAAAGGAAAACATATTGTCCTGGGGATAAGCACTTAAGCATAGGCATTGTGGTTGTGTGTTTTTTTTAATATCAAAACATTTTTTTATATTCGTTTAATAAAAATGACTTCACGACTCATTTCACCGGAGTTGTCTTTACTACGTCATAGGGAGAAATTTTTCGCGCTCACTGAAGAGGAACGTCGGGTTAGAAATGAACACAAGAAATTTCTGGCGGTGTTTTTAGATCAGTGTGTGTCAAACGGATTTACACAGGCTATTTACACAGTTCCACCAATGATCCCTGGTCCTTTCGCCTCATATGACGTTCACGAAATGACCCTATACTTGGCTAAATACTGTCGATCTGCTGGATATACAGTGGCATTTTACGGTCCCGAATCACCTACGACACTAAGAATTTCAGGATGGGAAAGTGGCGACTGGATGGACAAAAATAGACCGCCTCCTACGGAAGTATCTATGAAGCGACCAGCATTGGCAAAGAAAACTCCTACAACAAAAGTAACTCCAGAAGAGGCGTCTATATTGGCACAACAAGGGGCATTGACAAGACGTTTACGTGCCCAAGTGGATAAGTTATGATTTACTCAAAATAATATGCGGAATTGTATCGGGGACGATCATCATAATCAATCGGACGCTTCGGAGAAACCTTCGGAGAACCCTTCGGAGCCTTCGGAGAAACCTTCGGAGAACCCTTCGGAGAAACCTTCGGAGCCTTTAGCGGAACCTTCGGAGTAAAAATTCGATTTTTTAAACCATTTTGCGAATTTCGACGAATTACTGGTGAAAAGAGAGCGAATGACGACATTAAAAAGTGTTGGTATAAGTGCGTTAAAAGTTCATAAAATTAATCAGAACAAATAATTAAAACATAATGGACGATATTCCAAGTGATCAGGTGAGTGAAACGACTTTTAAGCAGTGGGTGAAGGAGTATAAGAATGTTTCCAAAGAGATTCAAGAAGCCGGTAAACTACTCGGAGTGATGCGAAAGCGAAAGAAGCAATTGGATACCGCTATTATAGGTTGGATGCAAACAAATAATGTGGCCCGAGTTCATTTGCGCGATGATCAATACCTCGAACGTAATATTAAGACTACACAAAAGGGACTTAATGTTGAGCTAGTTACGAATATTTTAACTGAGCTCCTTGCGGATCAAGACAAGGCAGCGGAGTATGCATCAGTCATTTACAGTAGCAGACCTGAGGAGGAGAAGGAATTCCTAAAAGTTACTGCTGATCAACCTCGTAAGCGTCCTCGGGTTCGTCCGGTTGAGTCGCAGGCTTCCAGCTCCGTTTCTTCTGATTAACTTTTGAGCGTTTGGTTGAAGGTACATTCACAAAACATTGCATGGCATCAGTGGTTGCAACTCCAGATGAGTATGTATGTTGTGTAAACTTTCTATCTTCAATAATGTCAAAGAACACATCGGCAAAAAAGTAAAAATCTGCACGTTTCTCGTCTATAAACGTATCTCCGTTTAATCTTGCTAGCGTGGCCAAGAGTATCAGTTCCGTGAATAGACGTTGTATATTACCAGTTGGATTGATCGTATCTAGTGAATATATGTCTTGCATGCTATCTATACATGACCGCACATACATAGTATTTTCTCCGCTATTCTTTTCGAACTCGTCTAACCACCTATGTACGTATCGCTTTACATCAAGACCGCGTTCACTTGTCATATTTAAATTGGTTGTTTTTCATCATATAATTTTCCAAGTTGTACTTTCATGGTGTGCAAATTTCTGAAATAAATATCAACATCAAAATCGTACAACCCGCAACAAATCCAATTGATCCAGACAGTCAAAATAGACGATGAAAGTGCATTTTCAAAGCATTCACAGGGAAAAAAAGCGGCTACGAAAAATGGCGAAGGCAAAAAACGAAATAGTTGGCGATGTTTCAGTTTGGTAAAAGCACGTTTTCCAGTCAATTTTGCTAATAAATATTGTTGACGTTCTACATTGACAAGACGATCTTTTTCAGGTATTTTCACTTTATATAAATTCAATAATTCATGCTGCGATAAAGAACCAATAATTACGGTATTTCGATAAACAGCTCGACGTAACATTTTCAGTTGTTTTAAGCGAATTTATTCCATGGAGTTCCAGAGTTTGTTCGTGAAAAACGCGCACCGTCTGAAGATACATGTCTACGTTTGTGTTCATAATCACCGAGTGCCTCAGCTTCTTCACTAGGATAATCGTCAACATTACGACGAGTGCCCTTTTTCAATCGCTGTGCTGCCTTCTCAGCTGCTGCCCTCTCTCTTGCGCGCTGTTGAATCTTTTCATCGGGCACTAGCTCCACATTGAGGTTTGCACCATCAGCATATAGGCGCTGTGAATCTGGAAGCCACATTCCACAATTACTAATGATATTGTCTTTTTGAATACACCGATCTAAATTAAGTGGTGTATCTAATTTCCACAGTAAATAGTATACATCTTGTCCGGTACATTCACTTTCCGCCTTTATAATTTTATCTTCTGCGAATTCACGTGAAATCTCAGCGACACTCGCGAATATTTTTGCTATTTTTATTGTCGTCGGAACAGGATATTTCTCAACACCCTTCGGAGAGCAGCTCACTTCAACAGCAACATATGCCATTTTTATTTTACAAAATCAAATAAAATTTAAACAGTAAACGCGCATGCATACTGATACCGTCAAAATGTTGTATCAAAGTAACATTATCTAGCATAAGCATTATCACGTCGGTAATCGGTATCATTATCACGTCTACATTTGACATCAGTGACACGAATAAGATGATGATTTATACATTGCTTACTATAAAGGGTGTAGTATCACTCGTATTTGCAATACGCTTTTACAAACAACTCAAACAGCAATCGTCGTCGCAGTCTTCGCCTTCTTCTTCGGCGGTCCCTTCGTAGCAATATCTTGCGTAGCATTCTGCGTAGCATTCTGCGTAGCATTCTGCGTAGCATTCTGCGTAGTAACAGGCGCAGGATCAGGCGGTGTTTCCGAAGCCTTTTTCTCCTTCACAGACGCGGGCTCGGGCGGCTTTTCCGAAACATTTTTCTCTTCAGGCGTCGGTGCAGAAGGGGGAGTATCTTGAGGCGCAGTTTCCGAAACAGTTTTCGCCTTTTTCTTCGTTTCATTATCGGTCAACTTAGCATTTTGAACAAAGGCAGTAACGGCATTCCACGCATTCGTCACATCCGATGCCATAATACGGTTTCGTCCTTGAGAATTGACCGTTGACGCAGCACTTTTCATTGTTTGTGATGCCAGCCACGCCAATGAGTTTGCCATGCGAAGACGATTTGCAACCGAAGAAACACCATATTTCTGACGTCCAATCTTATGCACAGTCGTAATATTCACTGGAAAAACGTCAATAACTGTAGGAAGTTCGTAATCTGAAATGAGCGACCAATTGAAATCGTGCAAACGATCATTCAGAGTTGAAAGTGCGTCATTAGAGAATGATATCGTCTGAATTTGACGTCGCCAATTGTACCACCCGATACATTTCATAATATCGGAGCTCTTATCCTCTTCTTGTTGTGGTTCAGCATTTGCACTAGTGTCAGTCATTATTTCACAAATGGTTGTTGGTAAAAATTCTATAAACTTGACCAACTTTTTAAAAATACTAACTGACGGATGGCATGAAAATGGAAATGGAAAGACGGCAAAAGAAATGAAATCGAGCAGTGGTGGCTTTACCATGAATATGAAGGAATTCTACGCGCAGTCGACGTAACAGCTTGATTCGTGTAAAATTGTGCATTGACAAACACTAGTACTATAATAGGAACGGCACTATAATAAGGAGTTTTCAACATGTGATTTCCGCTTATAAGTGCTTGAAAAAGTAGAATAGCGCAATATACTAGTCCAGGTCCTCGTATCCAAATATTCAGACGTGCATTAACAATCTTCTCGACACCATATTCTATTTGTTCAAGTTTCACCAACGCAAGTAAAACGTAATCGATACCACCCGGCAAACCACTCATGAAAAATAAAATCACGTTTTGCACAGGACCCCATTTTTCCGATACTGCCATCCAGAAGAATATACCGACAAATATTAAATGATGCATGAAATCCTCAAAACGCAAATCATCAAAAGCAGCAAGATGATGTACATGAATGAAAGTGACATAAAACATTGGCGCAAATGAATAATGTCCCATCATAGCGACGGATGGATCCATAATAACACGTAGTACATCTTGGTATGATTTCACAACAACGAAGAAATTTGCAATTGCGTGAATGACAAACCATCTCGCACTGTAACCATGCTTAACATATCTCATAATTACTTTATCCGTCAAAACCACCAAAATCATGTAAGCAATAAATTCATAAAATTCATTCATTAGTATAAAATTTGTTTGTTTAAAAAATATTCTTTTAGGTAATTAAAAATGCCGCGACGTCGTTCCGTCACTACGCTTGCATCAGTTCAGCGTGATCATTCTCAATTTGATTCGGATTTCAATATGATATATGATAGCCTACTCAACAGTCTTGAGAATGGGGCGGTGTCGGAAAGTAATAATTTGGTTCCGCTTATTATGGCATGTATTCGAGTGGTAGAACGTCTGTCAGTTGATAAAGGTCCTGGTAAAAAGGCGTTAGTAATGGCTCTTATGACACGACTCATTGCTGATAGTGAAATGAGTGAACAAAATAAGATTTCTGTGCAAGTAGTGTTGGAGTCACTGGGGCCGTCTATTATTGATGGTTTGATTGACGCTGATCATGGACGATTGCTTGCAAAAGGATGGGCGAAAGTACGTGAAAAATGTGGTTGTTAATTTACTATTTAATGAGCACGACGCCATCTAGGTTTTCGTGCAGGTCTTTCTATTAAATCCACATCTGCCAATGACTCATCAATAGACGCCCGTGTATGATAGTAAAATGGATACATTAAAACAAGCATCGCTAATACTCCTAGTGATATATACGTAATCGAAGCCAGCTGTACAAATTTTGCCAAAGGATATACTACTGTACCATTGACGCCGTTAATAACTGTTCCAGCAGCGTACATGATTTACAGATGATACAACATTTATGATTTTTCGTACGGGGCGCATTCATGACAACCTTCGTCCATCTTCAAACCACGACCGCTCCAACCCCTCTTGTTTATCGTCTCTCCATGTTCGCTCTATCCAATTTCGCCCGTTTTGATACCACCGTTGTTCTAATCCATGCTTTAGCCCGTCTTTCCATGTTACTTCTAGATCTATTCGTCCATCTTTAAACCACCGCTGTTCCATTCCGTCTAGTTTGTTGTCTTTCCAGTTTTTTTTGGTTTTTCTCTGTCCATTTGGATACCACGTCCGCTCCAGATTATTTAAGTTTCCGTCTGTCCACGTTCGCTCTATCCAATTTCGCCCGTTTTGATACCACCACCGCTCCAAACCGTTTTTCCTTCCGTCTTTCCATGTTTCTGCTTTCCACCTTTGCACTGAAAGCAGGCATTCCATGGCAACCATAATAAAATGTATACCACAAATATGGAAATGATAATACAAAGGACGATGCAAACTGAATAATTTGAAATAATGTAATGTATGATCTACAGCGAACAACAAAAGAAGTGCATTCTTGACTAAAATCGATGCAGCATAATATGAATACATAATAACATGCACTCCAGTATTGACAAGAAGACCGATGATACCAAACCGCATTTGAAAAACTACCCATGCCCATGTAACCGGAATTATTATGGCGTGATGATAGTAGTGTAAAAATATCAAATCCCCGTTTTTCAAGACAATAATAAGCGTATCAATTAATTCATAGTATTTGCTTAAATAATAGATCCATAGAAGTAAATATGTATTGTCATATTCCACTGTCGCAGTTGTATCACAATATAAGTAACGTATTCCGTCAAATCCAAGTTGAATCGAATTAAAAACGATTGAAAAAGACCAAGTCATCATGAAAAAAGATAGTATTATACGCAAAAACGCTACTGCATTGGGAACCGCGAGAGTACCTGCCGATGGTGGCGCGGCGGTAAATTTTTGCCACGTAGTCGATAAACTATTTGTACTTGTGCCGCTAGTGTTAATCGCTAGACCTCCATTTGGAGCTACCGCCTGTTTTCCAATCGCAATGGCATTCGACGCCCCAGTGGCAACATTGCTTTGTCTTCCCAAACAAATATTGTTGTCAACCATGGTTTGAACAGCACCACTATATGTTCCGATACATATGTTCTCGTTACTTGTGTTTTTTCTTAGTTGACTGAAAATTTTTAAACAATGTGGTATAAAAAATAAAAAAAAAATACTATATAATAGTTAAAAATGTCATGTTATCTTTGTGAAGCCCCTGCAATGTTTAATGAAAAACTTCAACGCTATATTCGTGAATGTCAAGAACATCATCGGATTAGAATTGAACGCGATCGGAAACGTCGTGCAGTAAAACGCAATGTTCATCAATGTGTTTCTTGCGATTCCCCCAGCGACGCTGACAGTATTTATTGTACGTTACATCGTCAACGGCACTCTGATCGAATGAAACGACGACGCAATGAAAATAGGCTTATTGGAACGTGTGTCGAATGTGGTGATGCCGTGATACCGGAGAGTGTGAGATGTCAAGTGCATATCGAACAACAGCGAGTGTACATTAATAAAATAGACAATCTTCCGCCATCACTCAGACGGCACTATTCACGCTACTGTGGTATTTGTGGGGTATTTCAAACAAAAAGTAGTGAGTCAATTTGTACAGTGTGTAATGATACGCGAACTCAGTGTATAGAGTATGTGTGGCATGAGGCACTAAAGAAATTAGCCCATTCCTATTGGCCACCATCATCTTCTACATTCTCTCAAAAAACAGCCTTCGGGACTCGGCAGTGCAAAAATGAAAGACTCATCTATTCGGACATGGTGTTTATACTTGATGATAGATTGATTGTACTGGAATGTGACGAATTTGCTCATGAGGATCAGCCAGTTGACTGTGAGTTGGCGCGTATGGATTCTATGCAATTCGGCGCACCCACTTTATTACCAATTGTAATTTTACGCATGAACCCTCATGATATGCAGCGGCGATGTATTTATTCAGATTTCAATGAACGACTCACGCATTTTTGGTCTCTTGTACAGAAATGTTTCACAGACACAAACGAATTAGAGCGTGTAACTGTCTATTATCATGGTTACCCAGCTGATAGTGCACACGTTCATGCAGCACGAAATCAGTCACGTTTTAATGTTATCTATTTTCCATAATTTTTTTCATACCACACATCCAATGACATTCTCTTGGGTAGAGGTACCATAATGTCTTCCGGTATATCATAATACGTAGTTTTCATAAAAAGATTCTTTTCAGGATTCGAAATAATAGCATTAGTTTTATACACTGGAATAATATATAACGAAGTAACGTAATTAAATACTGGCAATGGAACTTCACCAAGAATTCTCGAAATTTTGAAATAATCTAATGCATTTCTTTCAATAGTCAAACTTTCCAAATCATTCATTTTTTCTAATTTGTGATTTTAGTTGTTCCACGTCCTTTTTCCATTTATTTTCATTATAAATGTACGTTGTTGTCATTGTTATAATTGTTATCATGGAAAGCACACTGGTGAATGATGAAACACCTGCAAACGCATCGGAATCATTTTTATGTATATTTTGGGAATGAAGAATAAGTTCAATAGATTGAAATATAAGTGACAAAACAATTAGTACTCCCAAAACAACTTTTACGCTTGGCATTTTTTTGTTACTCACCTAATAAAAAAATGCTACAGACATTTGATGTATTATTATTCGAGGGGAAAGATTGGTGGCCTAGCCGTGCACTGGAAGATCTTTGTGATTCGCCATATTGTCATGTTGCCATTGCACTTGTTGACCCATTGTATCTAGGCGATGATTTGCATGGTGAGTTTATTATAGAATCCGGTGAAGAAAGCACTCCTGGTGAGGAAACTGGTGGTCGATTGCGTTGGGGTGTTCAAATTCAAAGAGTAAGTGATGCAGTCGACAAGTATCCAGGAAAGGTGTTTAGACGACGTTTCCACTGGGCAAACGAACCGCCGTCAGATGTGGAGAAGAAACTCGTTGAATTATGGTCAAAAACAAAGAATGCACCATATGACGTAAACCCTATTGATTTACTTGAGGCTCGTTTTGGACTCGATTTTCGGTCACGTCACACTGATGAATTTGTTTGTAGTACATTTGCAGCGTTTTTATTGACGACTATTGGAGTCTTGCCAGAAGAATGTAATTGGGACACGCTAGCCCCGTTTGATTTTGCCTTTAATGGACGAATTGATACACTGATGAAAACACATGGAGTTGCTTATTATGATAATGTTGTTTACTTTTGAATTTCCATAAAACATTTGTCCTTTTTTATGCCACTGCTGTTCCGTTTTTCCATGTTATTTCTGAAATTGCATTTATTCGTTGTTTCCTCCGAAAAAATCCGTCTTTCACGCGTCTTGTATGAAAATTATTTTAAATCATGTTTTTAAAAAATGCAATTTCATAAATACTTTTCCAAAAATGAACTTGAACTTGTGTATTTGCTGTTTCGCCATTACACACATTCATTGCCACCACGCGATGTCATTTCGCATGTGTTAGAATTGCGGGTTAAACCAGTAATTATGTATGAGTATGGACGAAAGCGCGAATACACAGAGAAAGACGGACTTAGGCATGGACTCGAGCAGTGGTGGTACAAAGACGGACGATTATATAAAACTAGATCTTTGTAAATATATATCCGCTTACAACACATCCTTTGCTGAGAGAATTATAAATACTGGTTGATGAAATTTCTAATATTCGCGCTGCATCGGCCACACTGACATAACGTTGTAATATTTTTCCATCAGAGTTAACTAATGCAATAGTATTCCCTCGGTAGTTTGTCTCTAGTGTCGATCGAGATTTATCAGGCGTTCCCCAACGTAAATTCAAAACGTTATTGTTAAGTATATTAGTGTCTTCATAAACAATTGTTTTCGTTCTTTTAACATCGGGAAAAAGAGACATTAATATAACTTCCGCAACTCGATAATTTTTGCGCTGTGATCCAACTGACAATTGTATCCGTCCGTGATTATCGGATTTGAGTATATTTCCATATTTATTCACAATGATCCCCATATGATTCACCTTATAATCATAAAAAGTATACCAATTAAAAGTATAATTTCCATACAACGGGTGATTACACATTTTACAGTTGGTTACTAAAACTATTCATGGATCATACAGCTGAATCACTCTACTTGTGCCAGTCATGTTAAATGTGGCTGTTGGATTGATGTTCACCTGTAAGAACTTCTGTGGTCCAGTTTTAGGTTGGACTCCCGTGCCCTGTGTATTGGAAACAAGTGATGCGCGGAAAGTTGTCGATGTTGTCCCTGATACATTAATTGCAAGTTGGTTTGTTGCATTTGATGTCGCCTTATAACCTATAACAGTTGTCGATGTCGATGTCGCGTGCGATGAATACGCTTGACGACCAATAAGCAAATTATGAGATGTTGCTGTTGCTCCATTACAGACAATTTCATGACCCAACAATACACAGTGATATCTGAGTTTGGCGTTAGAATTACATCCGACGACCACAACGTAACTCGAATTGCTGCCGGTCCCGTACGAATTTGCGTAACCACCAACACAAGTTCGATGGCCATTAACTCCGGTAATTGAGCCGGCATTATATCCAATAATTACATTATGGGTACCAGTACCAACGTTATTCAGATTAATTGTATTTCCAATTTCACAACCAAACAGTAAACTTTGCGACGCTATTGTAAATCTAGTTGTATTCATAGTGCAGCCGTAACCAATTGCAAGTTTTGAACCATTACCACTGATTTTAGCACCGATAGAAACTCCGCCGTTTGAACCCTGATTCGTCATGTAACCAACTGAAGTAGAAAAAGTATTATTAGCTAGAGTAGAAGTCGCACCTGGGCCGATCACGACACACCCATAACCATAATTGTTGGAAATGCTTGTCGGACGCGTCGTACTTCCGAGCCATGCTGTATGGTTAATTGATGTTTGACCAAAAGAAGTGGGCATTACGCGGGTATCGCCTATGAACCCTGTTCCGGAATGTATTATGGTACGTGTTGTCATGAAATTTAACTATATAGAGGAATTTTATAATCACTGCCATTGATTTGCACTAATAATGCGCGGGTTGTTTGTGGATCCACTGGATTTGATCCGCCTAAATCAGTGATGTCGAAAGCGGTTCGCAAAGAAAGTTGTGAAGCCGTACCATAAAATGAGAAAGTATTTGAAGTATAATTATTAGATGTGAAATTACCAATGATTATGCAGCCGTCACGTACAGTCGCATCCGCGAAAGCCTGACTTCTATGACCAATTATAAGTGCATTTGTGAGCGTTATTTGTCCACCTTGACGTCTGCACCCAATAACTGTATTGAGCCCTGGCGATGGTTGTGTTATACGAGCACCACTACCATTACCATTACCAACATTTGTACAACCATTTGCTGTGGAACCTAGAGAAGTGCCGCAAATAGTAACACAATTTTGTCCAACCGCTCCCACACCACCTTGGACATTTCCTATTGCAGTTGATTTCGGGCCAGTAGAATCAGAAAACATAGTTGTAGCATGACTCGAACCACTCAATACGTTTCCGCCATTTGGTGGGTTCGAAGGAAACCATATGGAATTAGAAACCGAAGAACCGGAAGTTGAACCATTCGTTACAATATCTACGGAGTTTGAACTTCCTGTTCCAAATCCAAAGGCGACAATACCATCCGAATTAGTATGATGTGGATTAAAACCTGCTCCGACACTACCACCAATTATTACTGAATTTGTGGCAGTCACACTTGTAGCGCCTGCTGTTGACATATTAACAGTATTATTAGCAACGTCCCCTGTTGGATGAGCAAACGTAATTCCGCTTCCATTGCACGTATATGTTCCATCACCTATCACCGTGTTTAATCCATATGATATTCTTCTGAGTGGCATTTTTTCCATGTATTATATTTTTTTATTATTCTCCGTACAAAAAATGCCTCGTACGACATCGTTTTCTTCTACAACGTTTGTTGGTCCGGGTGATAAATTTGCAATTGGTACTGTTGCCTCTCCTGCTGTTGCGTATAGTAAAACCGGGGTGGCTATAGGTGGAGGGGCGCAAGCATCGGCGAATTTTACGACTGCGGTAGGATTTAATGCAATCGCGTCTGGTCTCAAATCTACAGCAGTAGGGAAAAACGCATTGGCCTCTGGTACACGGAGCGTGGCGGTTGGAATCAATGCAACAGCGCTCGGCGGAGGTGTAGGCTCAGTCTCCGTCGGTGCAAGAGCAGAAGCGTCAAATGGTTCAATTTCATTTGGCTCCGATGCTAAAACCGATTCAAAAAAGTCGGTTGCACTTGGACGTTTAGCCGATGCTCGAGGTGCGTCAAATATAGCGGTTGGATATATGTCCAAGGTTGTTGCAACACATTCATTTGGCATTGCATTTGGTTCCTATTCAAAGGCGAAAACATCGGCTATTGCGTTTGGGTATAATTCGACCGCGTATGGAACCGGGTCAATTGCAATGGGCGCAAATGCAGTTGTCACCAACGGTCATGACTTTTCCGTGGCATTAGGAAGTGGTGCTACATCGACCGACGCAAATCAACTGACGATCCGTTGCGGTTCCAACAGTCATATGTTACGGACAAAGTTTTTCGTCACTGCGGCAACGTTGACGGTAGTAGATCCAACACTACTCGAGCTTACAGCAGCACCGGCCGACTATTTTTCACTCACGCTTCCATCTGGCACACATTACTTTTGGATTTCGAACGGGACAAACACTGATCCAACTCCGGGTGGCACTGGTCATGCGGTAACGTATAATGCGACCGCGCAAACACTTTCGAATAATATCCGCGACACAATCAATACCGTCAGTGGATTGAATGCAACAAACGGCGCTGGAACACTACTGGTGGTTACAATTTCATCACCGTTTACAGTAAGCAGCTTAAGTACATCGGACGCAGTCAATCTTGCACTTGCTGCTATTCCACTTTTAGCGCTACCGACAAACGCCGCGTTCACCGTTATTGAAATCGGCGGTGTAACATACAAAATAATTCTCTTTAGTCCGTAGCATTTCTTAATTCCGTGAATAGTCGCTCGTATAATGATTGTTTCACCTCGTCAGAAACACTGTTTGGAGGGGTTGTAGACTGTATCGCGTTATTGAACCGCGTGTCGAGCGTCAAAAGCGTCACTCGGTATTCTGCGGCCAATCGCGTAAATTGATACTGAGGCAGAAGTGCAAAGAAATAGTTCACTGTTGCCTGATCATTGGCAGTAAGTGATGCATACAGGCGACTGTTCAATGCAGTATTGGCAGTGGTGAGTTTTGTTATTTCAGCAGTTAAGCGTGTCTTTTCATTGACATAAATTTCGCATTGCTGTTGCATGTCTGAATTTCCTGTATCTAACATGGGACAAACTAAATCTATCGTTGCAACGCGCGCGGAAAAATCAGTAATGTTCACTGTATTAAATGATATAGCTTGAGTAACAGCATCATCCCATAGTGTCTGTGCCATTTTTGGAGAACCGAAGGAAAAAAAATCATTTTCCGCCAAATACAAAAAACATACATGTACCAAATGAGGTGAGGAGGGATTTACTTTTTCATTTGTTCTATCTCATTAGAAGTAAAAGTATGCCGTGCGAAGGAAAATAAATTAACTCGTTGTTGAATCGGACAGAAGTAAAAGAAATTATGCGTGCGTTTTACTTATTTAAATTTGGATTTTTTATGTATTTAGGGCTTCCATCATCTTCTTTTAAACCAGAATCTATCCACGGTGAAACACGATTCAATTGTTCAACTGCTTTTTGAGCTTTATCGATTGCAACACAACAATTGTTCAGCGCGCGCTTGTATCCAGATGGGCAAACTCCGTTACCGGTAGCACGCATACCACTGCGGCATCTAGAAGCATATGCATTTGTCCGGCGAACCTCAGCTTTCGTCCCACGCACACCATACATCTTTGTCGCTGGTTTCTTGGATGCGGTCTTCTTTTTCGCAGGAGCCTTCTTCTTTTTTGAAGCGGCGGTCTTCTTTTTTGAAGCCGCGGTCTTCTTTTTCGCAGGAGCCTTCTTCTTTTTTGAAGCGGCGGTCTTCTTTTTTGAAGCGGTCGTCTTGGACTTTCGCTTTGTCTTTGTAGTCTTCTTCGCTGGCATTGTGTTTGTTTTACCACCGAAAAATAAAATTACAAAAACGTATTGTTATAAACCACTTGTGTTACTAGACACCCGCATCACACCTATCCAATCAATTTCATAACCACTTCGTTGATAGACACGAACAGTCGCCGCTGAACCAATTAATGTCAATGTTGCCGAAAATGTATCCGTTACAGTTACGGAAATATTATCCCATGGATCACTAGTTGCCGTAGTATTATTAATTGAACGCACAACACCGGGAATTGAACTAGTAGCGTTGGTAATAACTACGCGATTATCAGATTCATACCCATTGGTTCCCGATACTGTTTGGTTAAAAGATATATCCTCCATATGTCCGCCCCTCGCTGGATAAATTGGATCATAGGTAATACCATTGGAAGCCGCAGTAGTAACACCAGCGCGAACATTTGTCACTGTGACCACTGTACCCAATACTGTAGCCGAGAAATTTGCAAAGACACCATTCAAAGCGTTTCGTGTTAACGTTGCGATATCATTGTCACTGGTTACACCTCCTCCGCTTACGTCTACACGAATCGCCGTCGATCCATTTGGTGCTGGTGTTGGGGCTGAATCCGCACCAGTCGAATCGTACCACACATGATAGACAGTCTCATTAAGAGCAGAACGAATGAACCAATATTGTTGTTTTCGAGGTCTACCAGCTCCATTGCCAAGTCCAATAGTCCAATTTCCTCCAAGAGCGCCACTAGAAAAACCGGCAGATGTGTTTGTGACGAGTAGATCGTATGAAGGATTTGCATAAGGATACGTCACTGTAAAATGTGCCGGAAGTGTACCTATTGCGGTCGCTATTGCCGATGCCACCAGATTTGGAGTAGTCGCGCCTAAAAGATTAACTGCAAGCTCAGTATACCCAGTAACAGTTGGTTTTCCCGTAGTACCGTCCCCAGCTGTATCTGCCCACAAAAAGTAACGATTAGCATCATATGTGGAATGAAGAAGAAAATATTGTCCCTGTGTAGGCAGAGCAAGAACAGTAATAACAACATTATGTGTATCGGGGGTTCCAAGCGTTCCACGTAGTTCAGTAAACGACCCAGCAAAATCAACTTCAGTCACTTGTCGAACTGGTCCTACTGCATTAAATTCTGTCTCCGCGTGAATAGCTTGTGTAATGCGAAATGCAACATCAACATCGTTTGTTACACCCAAAGTGTTGACAGGCACAGGATTGTTCAATAAATGCAGCGAACCGGCTGGACTTCCAGTGGTTTGATCATTTGCAGTATCATTCCACACAAAATATCCTGACGACGGATCACTACCATCATCGTTTCCATCATAGATAAAAAAGTATTGACCTTGTGTATTCGTTGCAAATGCACCAGTCGTCACAAGTTCTTGTACAAGCGCATCTGCATCGGGAGAATCAATTTCAGTCTCTTCATTGCCGCTAACAAAGGAAATTGATCCTGCGTTGTTGCGAAAATGAAACTTTTTCAACGAAATGAAATGTGTATCATTCAGTGTTCCACTACCACCGCCATTATTTCTTCCTAATACAGATACATCAATACAAAACGAGGTATTAAATGAATTAAACTGAGACAAATCAAAGGACATTAGCGTTGTGGGACCTGCAGACGACGTGGTAAGTGATCCACGACGCTCGAACGTACGAAATTGTTGTGCCATAAATATGTCATTCGAAGTATTATAAGTAAAGTTAGGGTTAGTTCCAATAATTACACTATATTCTGCACATGCAACCTTTGGAGAGAATCCAAGAGCGACAACATAGTCATTTTGTATCTCAATATTCGCACCAATAGCCGTGCAATATGACATGCAGTAGTTTTCATATCCAATGACAACGTTTTGCATTCTTCCATAGGTTGAATTCGTTGAAGTATTAATCATGACATTATTGGAATTCTGCCATACAGTGCTATTATCAATATGACGCCCGATCATTACATTATTGAATACGTAGGCACCATTATCTGGATGTGACAAAATATTGCTTCCAATTAACGTTTCTTTAGGAAAATGTTTTGTAATATGACCAATAGTTACACCTTCATTTTGTCCGAACGTGACCGAATGACTAATTGTCGTAGACCGATCCGTTACTCTATTCGATCCAATTGACACTCCATATTCGCCAGTACCATTCGAAAAGTTATTATAGCCAATAACAATTGAATTATCTATAGCGTTATTTATATAACCAATTTGAATACTGTTTTTATTTGTCTGGTTGCACCCAATACATACTTTATACGACGTCAATCCATATGATGTTGCACCAAAACCGATAGAAATGTCTCCGGTAGCGTCGGTATAAGCATTTCTCCCGATACAAATTTGAAACCCGTTACCAATACATGAGGCATCTTTACCAATACAAACATCGGTATTTTCTGCATTTGCATTATTACCAAGCTCCACACCATCGGAAAAGCTAACTGAAGCCAAATTCATTAAACTCAATGCATCAGCGTCATTATCACGTTGAAGAACGTCATTCACAGTAATAGTTGTTACATCATGGTTAGTATTAGTATCGTCGGTGAAAATGAGTTTCGAATCCGACGAACGTACCCAAAAACGTCCCTCGCCAGCGGATGGTGATGGCTGTGATGCGCTCTCTATTAATGTGCGACTCGAATCATCCAAAAATAAAGAGCCGTCTGTGTTTCGAATGGTACCAACGTTGATTACTCTTGAATCTACACTATGAACAGAAAGTTTTTTAGACGATAAAGTTGCTGCGGATTCTATATGTTGACCAACTAATAGCATGTTTTTAACATCATATATAAAATATTTTTTTTACTAGTTTGAAGGTGCCCCATAAATTCTTAACACACCCACCCATTGGATAGTTTCGTCACTACGTCCAGTCACTTTCAATTCAATAAGACCAGCTGCTGCCTGAATAAGAGACGTGAATCCAGCAGATCCATCACTAGTATCTTCCGTTTTCGTACCAACCAACGAACTCATTGACAAAACTCCAGCCTTGTTTCGAAAGTGATAATTTTCATAGACTGCCATATACGTCACTAGATGATCATTACGAACTCCGTTGATCGTAGCCTCAACATGTAATACATCATTAGTTGCTGTCTGAAAAGATACTAATGTTGTAGATACACTGTTAATAGTTGTTATTGAACCACGAACAGAGCGAGTAAAACGTGTACAAAATTCGTCTTGAACTCTATTTATAACGTGACTACCTAAGCACACTGAAAAATTTGATTTGCAATGCGTATCGTATCCAATTGAAACAGAATCTTCATGAGGCAACAAAGAATAAGATCCATAATTTGATATTCGTACCGCACGAGCACAATTTTTCTCTGTCAAGTTAGCGCCAATGCAAATAGAAAATGAGCTATTTGTGCTTGCTTCATGACCCATACAGATTGAATAATCAACACCTGGTAATGCCAACGGGGATTTCACTGCTGCTGCGCCATAACCAATTAGTACATTTCCGTCTCCACCAGCTTTAGACGTAGTTCCAACAGCGACATTATGAGATCCGAAACAAAATGAATTGAATCCTATTGAAATATTATATGAATGTGTTGTTACGTCAATAAGAGGTTCGCTTATCGTGTCATTGTCTTGCGAACCGATAGCGATTGAATATGACATTGCACTTTTCAGATTGTTTGATCCATGTCCTATGGCAATGATGTTACCGCCATCGGACACATCTGTAAAACCATAACCTATAATAATTGCATCTTGTGCCGCGTTTTGGATATTGCGTCCAATACAAATAGCAGGTCCACTAGAAACAATAGAACTTCCAATAACTACACCACCTTTTGTTGCAGCATTCAATGTGCATGATGTTCCAACAACTAATCCATATTCATTATTGCACTCGTTGTAAGACCCAATGACCATGCTGTACATTGCACTCGTACTTGACTCATAACCAACTGCAATAGAATTATTTGACGATGCTGTTACGTTGTTACCCATAATTATGGCGCCATGAAATTTCAATGAATCAACGTTAACAAATTCTTGTCCATTGGCATCATTACCAGCCGCGAGCATGTCACCTAAACCAGGAGTTAACTCTACATCACCTGCACTGTCGGATGAAAACACCAATTTCTTTACATCACTGTCTTGACGTACCCAAATTCTTCCCTTTCCAGCTGGAACTGATTCCGTTTCACTAACAGCGTCCTCAAAAAGTACATATTCCCCATCGACAATTGTACCACCAAAGCGATTTTGAAGTGAATCAGTTATAACGTCGTCTGCAGTAATATTGGATGAGCGTGCAAAGCTTGTATTCAGTGAATTAACCGCGTGACGATTTGACCCAACAAAACGAGCTCCAGCTGGTGGTAATGTATACAGACTAGTCATGTTTTTATTTATACCGATGAAAATAAATTACTAATGTCTTTTCTTTTACAATACGTCACAACGCTCGGCATCAATTGTGTCAATTTGTTTGTTGCTCGAATGCCCACAAACGTTACTGTCGGTAAATCCATTTTTGTCGCTGCTTATGAAATCATCTTGACGTTCCGACAATTGTTCCTTATAATATTGATAAACGTCTCGATTCATACCAGCCGCCGTCAATTGTTCTCTTACACGCGTTGTAACTTGATTATACCACTGTCTATTCGTTTGCCAATGTGCTCCGCTCGGTTGATGCACTGTGACACCAATCAGCTGGCTTAAGTGTACGCTTGCAACAGTCGACAGAATTGTATAAAGGACCTCGCGATCCGACAACGTGTGTGCCAATGAAAAAGTGCCATGACAATAGGTACGTTTGTTGTCTGCTGAAAGGAATGTGAGTGTTACATTGTGTTTTTCATTGTCGTGTGCACCTTACGATACTCTTCCTTAAGATAACTAACGTAAAAAAAAGATACTTGTTGCTCACTTTCAAACGATATACTTAGTCTATCAATGTAGCGGCAAGGCAATGTATATTGAGTTACCAACGATCGCTCGTCACTATCCATCTTTTCATGAAGCAACGTCACAATCATAGACGCAGTCGTTGTCTCTTGATCGTCAGCTGGAACCGACACATTCTTAAGCCGACGCACTAACGGGGCTATTTCCAACACATCCGGTGATCGACCAACTGTTAAACCGTTAATCATCAATCGAAACGGGCGCAGTTGTACGAATTTCCGTAAGACAAGGCAAGTTGATATTTCGACGGCCATCCGTTACTATCTTCTCTACATGTGGCACAAACGTGACGTTATATTTGATATCCATTAATTTACATAACAACAATGTTTTTTTTTCAATAATATGACGCATTATATTTTAAAGTAATTGTCTGGGTGATCAAATGTATCTACTACCATTTCACCTTCCCCCGAATCTACTGTTATTATTAAATCTTTTTGTAGATCGGATTGTTGTCTGGATGATCGAATGTATCTACTACCATTTCGTCGATTATTCTACCACTCAATTGATCAATCTTTGGCTCTGTTCTTATAAGATCTTTTTGTAGTTCTGGACGTCCACAAATCGAATTCACATAATATGCTAAACCGAGCAAATACAATCTAAAGTTATTTAAATTGTCAGTAAACGATTGACCTTGAGGTATCCATCCATTATTAGGGATTCTAAAGAGATGACTTTGATCATCATACATACCATAAATTCTTGCCAATATATCTCTATTCTCTCTTGTTTCGTAAGACACTGGGTTATAAAATGGCGCTCCTTCAAACGGGTCAATATTCGTCATCATAATAACACATGCTGTCAAATCATGAATATAGTAGTAGGAGTAAGGAGATGGGTCGAAGATATGAATTGAGCTGCGACAAACATTATCTATAGATCGATTCGTTTCAAACATAATTGGCTTACGTATTCTCAATGATCTTCCTTCTTTTGACGGTACATTTAAAGAAATCATTTTTAAAACTGCATAACGGCAAATCCACTCCCATATCATCAACCTAAAATCATTCTCCATAAGATAGTATAGGTTTCTGCCCAATATAAAACCGTTTTCCTCTTCATTTTCCCATACACGATCGTCTTCATAATAATTAATTGCTAGCATGTAGTAACGGTAATCTTTTTTTCTATGAAAATTTGCTAAAAATGTTTCATATAGTACATCCATAAACTTAATGTCTAAAACTCGTTCATATGAAAGTTTTAAAATATACATACCGTCGTCACTAAGTAATGTGGGAGGAAGAAGTTTAGTGGAGATTATTTGAAAAAATTGTTCAGAGTGATTCTTGCATACAAATCCATTATCTATTATATATTGTTGGGACGATGGTAAATGTAAAGGTAGTTGTGATGTTTTCGACTTACAATTATCGCACCGTTTTTCAACAACAAGTATTTCAAAATCAACTTCAAAATATTGAAATCTATCTGCATGAAAATACTTAAAATAAGCATCTCCGTTTATGTTTCTCACCGCAATCTCTCCCAGATCATTTCCATCATTAGTCCATACGTTATTTTTTGGAATATCTTTTGAATTAATGTATAAAAATTTGTTTTTAAAAAACTCGACAATTTTTTCAAATTTAACAATTGGTAAATTTTGTTGTTCGTTTTGATAATTAAACGCTGGATAAAGTTCTACGAATTCTACGTCTTCATCGTCTACAAGGTCGTCGTTTATACAAAATTTATACACGGCTAATATGCCTTTTCTATAAGTAAATTTTGTTACATCCCCATATGTTTCTATACTTATCTGATCATCTATCATAACAAAGTCGAACGGAATATAGCAATCTTCAATAAAGAATTCAAATTCGGCATCATCAGCAAAAAACTCACGATTAGCTTTTATTACTGTATCACTACCAAATTTACAAGAGTCTGTATATCGAGAAGAAAAGTACTTACTTCGTAAAAAATTCTGTCGGTTGATTTCTTGTTGCATTTTTATTTGTAATTATAAAAAAAATTCAAAAACGCAATATAGCACTTACATCGGATTGTTGTCTGGATGATCATATGTTTCTATACTACCATGACCTTTATCATATATCATAACAAAGTTGAACGGAATTCGGCAACCAATAAATTCAAATTCGGCATCATCAGCAAAGAAATCAGGTGTCACTTTTATTACTTTGTTATAAAAATCATATGATGAGTCTTTATATCGAGAAGAAAAGTACTTACTTCGTAAAAAATTCTGACGGTTGATTTCTTGTTGCATTTTTTTATTTGTAATTATAAAAAAATGACAAAAACGCAATATATCATTATTGGTATTATACTTATTTTAGTTGGTGCTGGTGGTGTTGTATTAGCTGTTTATAGCAGAATGGAATTAGACAAACAACCAGTAAAGAAAGATCCAAAAGATCCGACTAAAACCGTTATTGTTGACACATGGGAAAGTGGCTGGTTAGTTATGGGATTGATTGCGGGAGGACTTATAGCAATTTTTTCAACTGGTTTTGGTGTAGGAGCGCTAATGCAAGCAGGTGACGAGGCGAACAACCAATAAAAAAATGAATATTCCTTATATCTCAGTTTTATCAACAATGAATTTAGTTCCTGCAAATGTGCAAATGATGAAACATATTAAAATGTGTGTACTTCGCGGACAAGATTTACATGATGTTTTTGATTTTCTGTCATCATATCATAGTGCACCTATTTTTTTCACGGCCGAACAAATTGTGGAAATTCGTCTGCTCTTTCCTGAATATCCAGAAAACAATGTTAAATGGCGTAGCAATGATTCACATTTGTTGGCCTTTTGCATGGAACCATGGATCGTTGTGAATGGCGATTGTGGCTATCTATTTCATCCAGACGCAGTCAAAAAATATTCTGTCTCTGCGCCGCCAGCGACCAAAATAGAGGCTGGAAAATTGTACACAAATTGGCTTAAATTATATCGTGAAATAATCTACAAAGACAATGACGACGATCTTCAAAAGTATCGTCATAGTCCAGTACTAGAGTCGTGGTGGGAAGAGGCAGTGAATTGAAATAAATAAAAATGTCTATAGAATGAAAAAAAAGCACAATGTCAACAAATTTATATGCGAAACCAATAGATTCTCTAGGGTCATTGCATAAGTCTGTTGTAAATTCAATGAGTGCTAAACGTCTGCGTACAAATGTCATGGAGTGTAACACAATGGTCACTGATGTTTTGACTGATCGAGACGGAAACACCATTGTGGAAACTGAATATATTCTATTGTCGGAAACTGCAAGTCAACCAGCTCCAAGTTCAAAACAAAGTCGTCTTTGGGTGCGTTCAGATACGCCAACACGTGCAATATTCACGGCAGAAAGCGGCTTAGATAGTGAATTAGAGCCTGATTTGGCAACAGTTTTACATATATCAGAAAACGCAGAAAATTTGTCAATAGATAACACATTAGCCATTCGTTTTACGCAAGGAGTTGAAGTTAGTGAAAACGGTGCATCTGGAGTTTCTACATCAAACACAGAGATTGTCGTTGGCCATAATAGTCAATCGTCTGCCGTTGATAGTACAGTGTTGGGTGGATCAAATTCTACAAACATTACTAGATCAGTTGTTATGGGATATGATTGTGTTGTTACAGCACTAGCACCGTCTTCAAATAGTGATGGAACAGTATGTATGGGAATGAATAACTCTACTGTTGGAGGTCCGTGCGTTGTTGTTGGGCATAACATTGTAAACGCAAGCAATAATCAGGACCAGTATGCAAACGTGCTCATTGGCTCAGACATAACAATTCCATCAACTGCTAATGCGTGTATTTGCATCGGTAACAGTCCAGCACTGCCACCAGCTTCCTCTAGTCATTTTATTACAATTGGAAATGATTCAACCGCAACGTCTAATGCAACACAAAATATTATTGCAATAGGTCATCAGACAGTGGTGGCACATGACGATGACGTGGTTATTGGTCATGAAGCGCAAAGCACATCAAATCCGTGTGTTTCCATTGGACATAAGGCAAGATCATTTAGTGGACAATCTATAAGTATCGGCTATAACGCTATGTGCGCGGGTGACTATAATAATGTGGCTATTGGTGCGAACACACTGGCCAATGGGCTTAACGTTATCGCTATTGGACATAATGCTAGTTGCGTTGGCGAATATAGTATGGTCATCGGTGCAAATAGTGTTTGTGAGCATGATTCATGTTATGTAATTGGCGCTGGTATTTCTAGCCGAAGAGATAACGAATTTGTTACGCGGACGAGGCGTGTAGTTGGTCCTCCTGGTGTTATTTTGAATGGTGTCACAACAAGCGCAACAATTTTTACATATCCTACAGTATCAGGGGACGTTTTGCATGTAGACGGCTGTGTTATTGGTCAGCGTTCTGATGCCACTGGATCATTTTTAGCAGTATTGGAACGTTTTAACTTTCGCAACAAAAACGGCGTGTTGACAAAAAGCAATGTCATGGGAACTCTGTCACAAAGTCAAAGCGATGCGGGCACTGGCATTACCATTGCGGTTGGGCTATCGGGTTCAAACATTATTATTTCCGCCACTCGCACTGCTGGATCATGGCTTGTGTGTCCATCGATTCGTATTCATGCAGCGCCTTTAGAATGATTATTGTTTTGAGTAAATTTGCAATACCGCAGACCATTCATGTACAGGATCCATATCATATAAATTACCCAGTGGATCCATTAGTGTTAATTCCAACGTCGACAAATTCGAAATTGGTGTAGGAAAATACACTATACGTTTGTAGCCAACATTGTCGCCCCATTTCTGTAGAGGCTGAGAAACGTCATATGAACCGCGAAATATTGCATAATCACTTAATTCCATTCTTAGTGCGTTTGCCCATGCAGGATTCGACGTTCGATCAACATTTGGATCGTTGTGATCATCAGCCATCATTGTTTTAAATGGCGATTTATGATAGAGATTTTCCTGTGGTTCAAAACTACCACTACTTGGGTCGTATAGGCCAAATAACAACATATATTCGCGATTTGCCGGAACGGACAGTGCATTTGGCAAATTAAACTCCATTAATTCAATTGCGCGAACATGTTTCATTGGTTTTGAAAATGACATGCGAAACGATGTATTCACATAATTGTCTGGGTTACGACGAAAACTTTCCACCACTTGCAATTGATGTGGGCGAAAAGTTCCATCAATAGGCAACGTTAAAGTTTCTCCCTTTTCATTGTGATAAACGACTGGATTTGTTTCTACATTAAGACCAGAACCACCGACAACCCTCTTTACATGCGCTGGTCCGACTGTATGCGCTGCAAATCCTCCAGCTCCAATCGGCTGTTGTTCTAACGTATGCTTAGATTGCATTCTTTATTATTCGTAGTAAAATAAATTTTTAAAATATTTACCCATTCCAAAAATCATGCCCGGTAATACCAATTGGTGGGTTGAATTTGAGGAAGGTCCTTTTAGTGGTGTCGGTGTACGATTGCAACCCAATTCCATGGTCGTTACGGATCTTATTGCTGACTCCATTGTTTCTAGTGGAACGTTCGCTGGAAGTTCTATTACCATGCCATTTCAAGCAAGCGAATCAAATCCAGCCCCAAGTTTTGGAAAAATCTATGTACGAAATGATAACAAACCAGTATTTAGAAATTCTGCTGGAACAGAGTATGATTTAACCGCAGATGTTCAGAATTTATCCGATGTTTTATCTCAGGGAGCAAACGCGTCTGGAACTGCAATCACAGGCCTATCAACACAAACGTTTACCGAACAAGCAACTCCGTCAAATCCCGGAGCCGCGAAAGGAACTCTATTTGTGAAAAATACCACACCTTCATCATTAGCATTTGTCGATGATACTGGTGTTGAGACTGTATTGAGCACATCGTCAAGTCAAGCACTAACCAACAAGACTCTCACTGACACCAGTAACAACGTGGCCGCAAAATCACTGCATTCGGCTACAACTGTTGTCGATGTCAGTGCTGCTACCGCGCCTGTCAGTGGTCAAGTGTTGACGGCAACTTCTGGAACCGCAGCAACGTGGCAAACACCAGCGGCGACTACACTGTCCGCAGTACTCACGTCAGGAAACTCAGCTGGATCAACGTCAATCAATATGAATAGTCAAAACATTACGTCCATCAATCAACTGTCTTTTGCTGGGGACGTTATTGCCAACGGAACCACTGACAAGATACAAGTTGGATTGAGCGCTTCTGCTGGAACTACAAATTCAATAGCACTCGGGCGAAAGGCTACAACAGTTACTAATCCAGACGGCATAGCCATTGGAGGCAACAGTTCAAGTGGAGCTGGTGCAACGGCCAGTGGATACAGATCAATCGCTATCGGCTCAAATAGCGGGTCGGCTAATGCACCGCAATCAACCGCTTCTGGAACAATTGCAATCGGATCTGCAAATTCTGGATACGCTGGCCCAGTTGCAAGTGTTCAGGGCGCGGTGGCAATGGGTTCAGCTTCTGGTGCTGGTGTTGGTGCAGTTGTAGGCGCGTCTGCATCTGCTATCGCATCAATGGCACTCGGAACAGGTGCAAATGCGAGTGGTATCACATCAATAGCAATGGGAGCAAGCGCGCAAGCAACTGGAAGTGGCACAATTGCTATAGGTGGACATGACACTAGTACTCCGTCAAATAGAACTGTTGCTAGTGGAAACTATAGCGTGGTCGTTGGGCATAGGGCATCGGCAAGCACCACAAACGCAATAGCAATCGGTCGTCGATCTGTATCGTCAACTGGTGTATATGCGCTTTCAATTGGCTCATTTGCTCAGGCCACCGCCGCAAACACCATATCAATTGGTAGTGGTTCAGCTAGTCCTTATGCGGCAAATGCATCCGCTACCGATGCTATTGCTGTTGGTTTTAGATCCGTGGCGAGTTCATCCAGCGCTATTGCAATCGGAAGACAATCCAATGCTACAACGACAAATAGTGCAATTGCTATAGGTAGTTGTATATCTGGTGGTGTCGGGGCTTTTTCCACTGGGTCGGGTTCAATTGCTTTCGGCGCAGGTGTAAGTGGGAAAAATGCGCCTACATCAAGTGGTACTGGGTCTATTAGTATTGGCTCTAGTAGTTCTGGCGTTAACGGACCAACAGCAAGTGCAACATATGCTATTTGTATTGGATCATCTACATCAACTGTTACGTCGGCATCGGCAAGTTCTGCAATTACAGTCGGCTCTGGCTCAGTATGTGGATTCGCATCATCTGCAGTATTCGGCGGTTCATTG